ACTCGCTCCAGTTCCGGACGGGTCTGGCGAAATTGGTTGACACCTGTCAAAAAAATGTCGAAAAGGCGCGAATTGCGTTGTCCTACATAGGATTTCGCGCGTTGCGTCGTGTTGAATCTCATTGGGCGAGTGTGGATTTCGGGCGCGGGTCGTTTGCGGGGTTTGCTGGCGGTGGGGGTGCTGGAAAACCGCAGGTCGCACCCTTCGAGTTGACAGTATTGGCCGCTATGGTGTAAACATTGTCAGGCATGGCAACTTTGGGAGCGTCGAGGGGAGTGTGATGTTCGAGGAGACTGTGCGGTGTGAGGCGTCGGTGTGCCGGGATCGGTCGCCGCATTCGCATCGTTTCACCTGGTGGGGGTGGTTTTGGTGGGCCACTTGGCGGCTGCATAAGGGCCGGTTGTTCAAGCGGACGGGGCGCTGATGGGGTCGGCGGTGAGTGAGCAGCATTTCGTGCGGCATCTGGTGCGGCCGGGGGATTACGTGCGCACGGAGTTTCGATGCACGGCTCCGGTGGATTCGCGTTGCCGGGTGGCGTGCAAGTTCTGCTGGGAGCGCGCCTATGAGCAGTGCTGCTGTTCCGAGGAGGGTCGGGTGCCGACGTTGGGGGATGTCGGGGCGTGCAATGTGATGCCGTGGCTGGATGAGGGGCCGTCTGAGGAGTTGTATTCGGGGCCGGAGCAGCCGGTGCGGGGTCCTGGGTGGCAGCAGATCGTGGTGACGTGGAACGGCGACTACTACGAGTGGACGTACGCGGAACCTGCTTGACAATGGCGGACAGTGGGTGCTACGTTGGCTGTCATGAAACTGACCAAGAAGGCACTTCAGGAAATCCTCACCCCTGTTCTGGCGAAGCACAACGCCAACCAGAAGGCGTGGGACTCGGCTCTGGAACAGTGGCGCGCGGAGTATCTGGAGCGCTGGCAGAAAAACCACACTGACAAGTGGCGCAATCTGCGGGACCGGCTGACGAAAGCGTTGCGCGCCGGGGAGCCGATCACTGTGGAGATGGTGAATCAGGCGATGGGCGTGCGGTCGTCGTACTGGTCGGACTACACCTACACCCCCCGGGTGGAGCCAACTTCGGAGATTCGCCTGAACAACGGGGCGGTATTCAAGAGGCCGAACACCGAGCGCGTTGCCGACTTGCAGGCTCTGAGCCTGTTCCTGGAGTCCACCGACGACGAGGAGTTCACGGTGTCTGCGCTGGAGCGGTTCGGCTTCAAGGGGCTGGCGTGGCTGTTCCGCGCTGCGGCGGCTACCGGGGGTTCGGGGTCATGACCGCAGAGGCGCAGACTACCGATCTGCTGGGTTCCATCGAGAAGGCCAGCCAGCAGGCGGCGCAGGTTTTTTTCCAGCTTCGGGACATCCCCACGCACTACTGGGGTTCCAGGGAAACGTTGAGACATCTGGTGGGCGACCTGGAGGATGCGGTGGCCGCGCTGGTGAAGTGTGCCGAGTTCGCCGAGGGTCGCCAGGAGATGGCGGCGGCGCAGGCAGTGATCAAGAAGTGGACCGACAGAGGAGTGTCATTGTGACCGACGATGCGAACACTGGGAAGCCTGGCTGGATTCCCTCGCTTTTGGCGGTGAAAGACTTCCTAGCCGCCGCATACAACCAGCTCCCGGGCATCCCCCGGGAGTTCTGGGGCGACGGCCAGGTGGAGGACGCCATACAGGCTGTCTCCGACGCGGCCGAAGACCTGCTGCGGGCCGTGCAGCTTGCGGCGGCGCGCCGGGATGTCGCCAAGGCCAAAGAAGTGATCAAACGATGGGAGGGGCTTCTCTGATGGCGTTGAGGAATCCGCTGGCGATTGGCGTGGACATCACGGAGGGCGATCCGTGGTGGACGTGCATTTGCGAGGCGTTTCAGGAGGTTTTCAACAAGGCGGACCCGACGATGGGCGCGTTGCCGGAGATGCCGGTGATCGAGATGACGGCGACGCTGAACGGGATCGAGCGGCGCTTCCGGCTGGCGCAGGAGGTCAATGCGGATTGGTCCAAGTTCGACGCGTCAGTGTTTCACACGAAGTGGGTGGAGGTCTCTGATGCCAAGTGACCCGATTGGACGGTGGGCCGACAAGTGGGACAAGGACGACGAGGACATGTTCCGGTGGGTTGAGTCGGTGGTGGAGCGAATCACCTACAAGCCGGGGTGGAGGCTGGATGTGGAGCGCGCTCCGCAGCATCGCGGCACCCGTCTGACCATTGCCTTCACGTCCATCGACAGTCGCACCCCGCCGCCGAACCTGCCGTCGTGGGAGATGGCCGGGGTGGACTTGGGTAACGGGATGCCGATCTATCTGTCGCCGTACAGTAGCCGGATCGAGGTTCGGACGGTCCCCATCTCGGGCGACTTCAACCTGCCTCACTGGAGCGTGAAGCGTGGGGACGAGGAGCGGCTGCTCCGCTCCATCCGCTACTACCTGCGCGAGGTCGAGTTCCATGAGCTTCAGGAGTGGTTCCGGCTGGACGGCGAGTTGGTGAGCGACCCACATAAGGTTCACGATCCGTTTGGGGCGCTATGAACGCCCCCGAGTTGCGTGCAGTACTCACAGAAGCCCTCAGCGAAGCCCTGAAGCGGCTGTGGACCGACCCCGAGGATGCTGCCGACCAGGCGGACTGGGATGCGCTCCCCGGAAAGCTCGCTGATGCCGTTGCTTCTCTTCCGGGTGTGGCGGTAATCCAACTCCCCGAACCGTACTTTGTGCATTCTGCTACGGATGATGTGAACGGCTATGCCGACTGGGAGTATCCGCACGGGTCAATCGCAGCCACGGATGACGGCACGATCATGTGGGGGAAGTGGCATATCACGGACCCTGAGAAGGTTCGAGCTGCCGCTGCCGCACTCCTCGCTGCCGCTGCTGCTGCGGTTGTGGCTACAGGGGAGGAAGAGTGAGCGATCGGTTCTATGTCTTGGACTGCGATAGGTGCGGAAAGACGTTGGGTTGGACCACCAATGCTGCATTCCCGATGTGTGGGTTGACGCGGTGCACCGACTGCGGGAGGCGATCGCGTGATTCAGGTTCTACAGGGAAGGAACACTCGTGAGCGGGATTGACGCAAGATTCATTCTCTCGGCGATTCGGCGCACCCATCATCGGGCGGCGGTAGTCCCAGAACTGACGATTGAAGACCTGGACATCCCTGATACCGAGGAACCGACAGACACAATGTTCATGCCGAGCGGAGAGACCCCAGACGGGCACAAGTACACCCGCCGCATCGACGCGCTGATGTTCGACTCGCTCATCCGAACTGCAATCGAAATCAAGGTGTCCAAGGCGGATTTCATGCGCGACACCTATTGGAAGCGTCGAGCGTGGTTGAAGGTGGTGCACAGGTTCGTTTACGTGGTGCCCGAAGGTCTCGACGTTATAGCTCCGCATCCCTGCGGGCTCTGGACAGTCAACGAAGCGGGGATAGTCACGGTGGCGAAGAAGGCCGTCGTGTCGAAGACGCCAGAGCCGTTGCCGCAGACCGTCGTGTCGCGCCTCGCCTATCGGGCAGCAGGCCAGTCGCTCGATATCCCCGGGGAGGAAGCATGAACGACCCGGTAGCCCGCGCCGAAGCAATCGCCGCTTACGCCGCCACACCTTGCGCCACATGCCAACACCCGTCATCGCATCACTCGGACATCGGAACTTGTGAAGCGTGCAGTTGCGAATCATTCGAGGAGGTGCCATGAGCAGGGAGGAACACCCGTGAAGCGACCGCCGCAGGAGTACATCGACGCGCTCACTGCGCTGCTCGATGATCTGATGGAGACGATCCGCAAGGACCGCACGCCGTTTGAGGAAGTTCTGGAGATGGTGTTGGACCGTAACGCCGAGGGCGGGCTGATCATGACGCCTGAGCAGAACGAGATGGTGCTGGGGGTCTTGCTGACCCTTGCCCTGCGTAGGTTCGCAGGGCTGTAATTGTCAACCACTGAGTAGGAATGTCACTATGAGCAACCGCAGGACTGTCCGCATCCGTATCGAGTCGAACAAGGCGAAGACATCATTCTGGTACACCCTGGTCGCCGGGAACGGCAACACGATCATGCGCTCGACGGCGAAGTACACGACGGAGTGGAATTGCCGAACCGCCGCGACCAGGCTGTGCGACGCGCTACGCTTCTCGCCCCTGGCGGTCGAGGTTCAGGACCCGAAGACGCGGGAAATCTCCACGCTGGAGAGGTACCCATCATCGCCACTGAAGGTTTTTCAGAAGACGACACAGACCCGAAGCTGAGTCTTCGGGTGCTGATGTGCGCCCGCTGCCGTCAGCCCCTCCAGGAGGACGGCAGCGGGTTTTTCTTCTGCAACACCGAGACATGCCTTGACAATGACTGACAATGATGCTAGGTTGGGACCATGGCACTTGAACCGGGACTCCATTCCGACCATGAAGAGGTCTACTGGCGCGATGCGCTTGGCGTCAGCGTCGGGACCACCGAGCCCGATGGGGGTGAAGTGATGATCGGCGTCGAAACCCAGCCTCGCCACTGGGCGGGCGTTCTGGCCGACGCCAACACGGCCCGCGACATCGCACGCCGCATCAACGAACTGGCCGACAAGGTGGAGGCCAGTCAGGGAGGAGCGCCAGAATGACCGATCAGCCGTATGTGGACGACGATGGCGTCATGGTCGCCTTCCCCCCCGAGGGGGAAGCAGCGGTCAAACAGATCACCTTGTCAGGCCCCTGCCACGAGGGGTACGGCATGTTGGTTTCGCAGGACGCCGAGTCTTTGCACGACATCTGCATCGACATGTTCGTCGGCGAGACTCCCCGCGAGGGGTTCCTGCGGATGCGGATATCCGCCGACGACGCGGAGACATTCGCCCAGCATCTGCTGGCTCTGGCACCGTTCGCGCGAGAAGGGAAGCGTTCCGTTGAGTGACGAGAGCATCGAGAAGGTCGCGCCGCGCCGCCCGAAGGCCCGCACGGAGGGCGTGTCTGCGCCGTCTGATGGGGTTGGGCTGCGGCTGGAGGCGCTGCGGCTGGCCGTAGACACGGTGGCCGGGGCGCGGGGCTTCACCACCACGCAGGTCCTCTACACCGCAGACCTCTACAACCAATACCTGACGAACGGGGCGCTGCCTCCGCTCAAGCAGGTCCAGGCTCCGGCGCAGGAGGAGGGCACCGATGCCGAAGTATGACGTCGAGTGGGAGGCCCGGGGTCGGCTGGTCGTGGAGGCCGACGACCCCGAAGAGGCCGAGCAGATCGTGTCCGAGGCTGTCTCCGACTTCGACCACACGATGGCAGAGGCCATCGACGTGGAGAGCGTGGACATCATCAGCACCGAGGCCACTTCGCCCGACTATGGCGAGGAGAGCTGACATGGTGGTGACGGCGGTCCCGCAGTGCCCACCTGGGCAGTGCAAGGACTTCTATGAGGTCAAGTCCCACCAGTCGGAGGAGCCCATCCGCAGGATTTGCGGCTGGTGCGGTCGGCCGGAGGCCCGCAATGGGTGCGGCTGACAAGAGCCTCATCACCGTTGTCGTGGCCGTCTTGGGGGCGGTCGGGGCAGCGAAATGCTCCGAGAAGGGGAGCGCATCCAACATCGGTGGCGACACGTACACCGTCGAATAGAGGAGGGTCTGGTGGGGTTGCTGCCTAAACTGATCCCCAGCGAAGTTGACGACCTGGTAAAGCGAGCGGAAGAGCGTGCTGACCGATTCGAGTCCAAGCTGGACACGCTGATCGATCTGCTCCAAAAACTCGTTGACCAGGGAAATTAACGCCTTCACAGGGGATCGGTGGCAGTGACATACTTGGCCCATGCCGGGAAAGAAGTACCGGTCCATCAAGAGGCCACGGGTGTACGAGGCCCTGAAACGCAAGGGGTACTCGAAGAAGATGGCTGCGAAAATCGCCAACGCTGGCAAAAAGGCCAACCGCAGGGGGGGCCGAAAGTCAGGGAAGAAGGGGCGATGATCACGGTCGGCGTCGTGTTCTTGATACTCGGCGTCATCTTCAGCACTCACCCGATTGTCATTGCCGGTCTGGTGTTGATGGTGGCGGGAGTGGTGACGTGGCTGAGCAACGTCACCATCCCGCCGCGCTGGTCTATGTGGCGCTAGTCGCCCCACGCCAACCAGCTGGGCTTGACCTGGAGAGCCGAGCTGAGTAGCTGAATGTCGTCCAGGTGCATCTCCCGCTGTCCGTTCAGGAAGTGGTAGATGGTGGCCGTGCTGATATGGCTGGCCTGGGAGAGCTGGAAGACGTTGAGCCCCTGGCGGTCCATTGCCTGTCGGAGGCGCTGGCCGGTGGCGAGCATCTGTTCTGGTGAGCTTTTCGTGGTCTGCGACATGTCCTCCAATGTACCGCTTCGGTACGCCATTGTCGTAATGTGACAGCTTTCCTCCGTACTGAAAGGTCTTGACAATGGGTGACAATGCTGATACAAATGTTCCTATGGACGAAATCTACGTGACCCGCGCCATCCGCGAATCCGCGCAGCGCCACGGAGACGCAGAGATTCGCCGGGGCGTGGAAATCCTCGAAGAGCTGATCCGCGCGATGATGCACGACCTGGAGTCGGACGACGAGGCCCTGACCGGGCAGCTGATCCTGCACGGGCTGGCCCCTGGCAATCAGCTCGTTCAGGACGTCCTGACCGCAGCCGTGGCGTCAATGGCATATGCGGAGAGCAACCTGAAGAGCGTGTTCGGGTCACAGGTATCCGGCGAGGACTTGGAGCGCATCGCGCACGAGGCGGCATCGGCGATCGCAAAGGAGATGGGCAGTGGCGGAACCGAATGACCGGCTCCAGGAAATCCTCAACGCGGCCCACAGGGCGCGGGTCATGGATCGCGCGACTGAGCTGATCGCCGCGCTGTTGCGGTCGGCGCGTGACCAGGATGTCGCGGCCGGTGGCCAGGCGTGCCTGGAGATGGCGCAGGACATCGAAGTGCTGTCCCTGGTGGTTGGCACGCTGGCGTCCGCTGTGGTGAACGGCAAGGCGGCGGGCCGCGAGGTCTACAACAGGCCGATGGCCACGCTAGAAGACCTCGGCTACGAGCGCGATCAGGTGAAGGTGGACCCGTGGCAGATTGGCATGGCCGATCAGCTGGAGGCGGCTGCCGAGCGGCACGATTTCGAGACGTTTTCGTCGCTGTACTTGGAGTCGCACCTGCGCGCGATGGTCGCCGACGCCAAGGAACTGCGGGCTCAGGGACGGGGCTTGCCGACGCATCTGGAGCTGATCGCGCCTCTGAAGCTGCTGAGCCCGAACGATGCGCTGATCCTGCTCTCTGCGGCGCTGCGGGAGCTGGTGAAGCGAGAAATGAGCGGTTGACCTTGGACTTCGATGATGAATTTCAGCGTATTGCGAATGCGATCACCGCCGAAGAGGCGTTCGATCTGCTGGACAGGAAGCTTGAGGAGCTTTGCCGGTGGACCGAACGCCGCGAGGCACGGGGTGACTACGCAGACCTCCGCACACTGATCACCACCATGATCATGAGCCCGAATCAGGAGCGTGGAACGGTGATCGCATGTTTGGCCGCTGCACTGTGGCGGCTTCGAGAAATGGAAGAGAAGGCAAATGCCGAACGACGACGTGACTTTGACTGACGAGCAGATGAGGATGGCCGACACCCTCCTGGTGGTGGGCGATGCTGCCGTCGCCGTGGTCGAGACCTTGCTGCCAGGGTTGCCCACGGACGAGGTTGTGACCATGCTGTCCAACGATCTCCTGGCGGGCCTTGAGGCCGAGGACGGCGGGCCGACCTTCCGCGACATTCTAGCGTTGGCCCTAGTCAAGCTGCGGGGCTACTCGAACTCGGTGGACGAGCTGACGACGCAGATCGCGGAGCGCGACGCCATGATCGGGCGCTTGCAGGCCCAGCTGCTGGGGGCAAAGGCATGAGCACGCAGGTCAACCAAGACCTATACCGCCGCCCCGGGGGTGTTCTGGGGGCAGGGTTCTGCAACGCCCCGCACCCAGGCAACCCGCCAGCCGACTTTGACGGCGACGACGGCGACTGGGTGTGGTGCCGCCGCTTCAAGCACGGCGAGGACAGCCCGCACCGCGCGTTCAAGTTCTCGATCAAGGAACCCGACGAGTGGTTCACGCCGGTCGAGCTGGACGAGCATCCCGACGCCCCGCCGTTCTGAGGAGGTTTACATGTTCTTCGAGAAGTGTGAATGCGGGGAGTCGTTGCCGCCGCGCCGCTGCCCGCATTGTGGAAGGGAGACGGCGTGCATCATGCCCTTCGCCGACCCCGAGAACCATGCGCACATGAAGCCGGAGGACGCCGCGATCTGTCTGTACTGCTCTGGCATGTCGATAGCCACCAAGAGCGGCCTTCGGGTCTGCTCCGATGAGGAGTTCATAGAGCTGATCTTGAACCCTGACATGCAGAAGGCAATCGCGGCCGTCGCCGCCCTGAGAGAACGGGGATGCATCGAATGACCGACGTGAGGGAGCTGATTCAGCAGCGCCTGGAGGATCGCGCCGCTGAGTTGGCGGGGAACGACACCTACGAGGCGAAACATCAGCGGGCGATGGACCGGCTGGAGGCTCAGCTCATCGAGCAGATCAGTAGCCTGCGGGTGTACGGTCTGCCACCGGTGAACGCGCGGCTTAGCCCGAAGCACCAGGCCCTCCTGCGCGCCGGGTCCCGCGCCGAGGTCAACATCTCGATGTGCCGTTTCTGCAATCCGCCGCCGAAGACGTTCAAGTGCGTGTTGTGCGACCAGCACTTCGGGGAAAGGTGGAAGATGTGGCTACACAACACGTGTAGCCCGAAGTGGTGCCAGGACTGGGCCGAGAAGAAAGCCCGGAAGTGGAGTCAACATGCCTGACCTGCACTCCCACGACTGTGGATGTGTCACCTACTGGAGCGACGGTGCCGCCCACCCGATGTACTCGCGCGCGTGCGGGATACATCGGGGGGCGGTCCCCGGGGGCTGGCTTAAGCCGGTCGGGGCGTCAAAGCCGCGCAAGCCGGTCAAGGCGTCTGCGTAGGAAGTCGCCGATGTAGGCCGTGTAGTACGGCGGGATCGCCTCCGACAGCTCGTCGCGGTTCATCCACGAGATGCCCATGATCTTGCGGGCATGTTCGATGGGTGCGCAGTTGCCGACGACGCTCATCACGAGCCCCGGCTTCCAGTCGTCGGGGTGAACAGCGGATTTGTGGTGGAACGGGTGCATAGGGGGCTTCACCCTGAAGTTCGTTTGGAATGCCCGGTGGCGGTACAGCTCGTAGCCGAACATGGACCCGCACAGTATGACGGGGCTGGGCAGCGGTGCCTCGGGGACGTTCTCGATGACGTAGGGCTTGCCGTAGAAGTCGAGCCAGGCGCGCAGCTTGGGCACGTAGTCGGGGTATTTCTCGGCGAGCCCAGGCTGGCAACGCGTCATCTTGGAGTAGCGCTGGCAGGGGGGGCTGGCGTGGATGGCGTCGAACTTCCATGCGTTGCGCGCGAGGAAATCTAACGCGTCGTCCTGCACGAAGTCGTCGCCGATGTAGTGCGGCTGGGGCCGGTTGTCTACGCCGACCACCTTGAACCCTGCGTCCTGGTATCCCTTCGTGGCTCCCCCGGCTCCACAGAAAAGGTCCAACAGCAAACCCTTGGCCATACCTGTAGATGCTATCCTGCGAGCATGGCTGGTCATGGTCCGCCGCCGAAGCCCGCCGATCAGCGGGCGCGGGGCAAGCGTAGTGATGTAATTCCCCTGCGCGTATTGACGCAGGATGAGCCCGCCGAGCAGCCGCTGCTCCCCGCTGACATCGACTGGCACCCGCAGACGATTGCCTGGTGGCACCTGTGGCGCGAGTCGCCGCTGTCGCGCGACTTCACGACGGTGGACTGGGCATACCTGCTGGAGACCGCGATGATTCACACGCGGTTCTGGCAGGGCGACACGAAGGCGGCTGCGGAGCTTCGCCTGCGGATGGCAAACTTCGGCTCCACCCCCGCAGATCGTGCGCGTCTGCGTATTCAGATCGTCACGGCCATCGAGACCGAGGACAAGGCTGCCGCCAAGGGCAACGTTCCGCAGAGCCGTCAGCGGTACGCGCCGCCCAAGGTGGGCTAATTGGACAGGGAACTTAGGGCCGCGTACCGACGTCTGGATGAGGCCATCGCCGAAGTCGCTCGACTGGAAGACCTGCCGCCAGGGTTCCACCTGAACGCCTGGGTGGTCGTCGTTGAGGGGATTCAGTTCAATGAGGAAGGCGACACCACTGGCAGCGTGACTGCATCGTTGGTCCCGCCGAGTTCGACGCCATCCGCGATCACGGGCCTCCTCACGGAGGGCCTGTCTGATCGACTGAAACGCTCCACCGTGGAGTGAGCAAATGCCGTGGAAACCGCTTGACGAGGACGACCCGTTCCCGACGCTGGGCTGGTATGCCCTGGAGTGGTTCGCCGAGAACCTGACTGTCTACGACGGCCCCGCTCTCGGCGAGCCGCTGGTGTTCACGCAGGAGCAGGCCGAGTTCGTCCTGAACTTCTACAGGGTGGACCCCGATTTCGAGGGTCCCGCGACGCGCCCTGGGGAGAAGCACCTGCGCCGTGGTCGCCTCGTGCGCCGCGCGCTGTTGAGCCGCCCCAAGGGCTGGGGAAAGTCACCCTTGGTGGCGGCTCTGTGCTTGCTGGAGGCGCTGGGCGACGTCGTGATGGACGGCTGGGACGCCAACGGCCAGCCGGTGGGTCGGCCGTGGAATGAGATGGGCCTGAAGCCGCTGGTGCAGATTGTGGCCGTCTCGGAGGACCAGACCGCGAACACGTGGATGCCGTGCATCGACATGGCCCGCAACTCGCCGGTCTACAACAACTACGAGATCGAGCCGATGGAGACGTTCATCAACGTCCCCCGTGGCCGGATCGAGGCAGTGACGTCGGCGGGTCTGTCCCGAGAGGGTTTCCGCCCGGTGTTCACCGCGATGGACCAGACGGAGAGCTGGTTGCAGTCGAACGGTGGTTGGCGACTGGCCCGCACGATTCGACGTAACACGATGAAGACTGGTGGCTCCACGGTGGAGACGCCGAACGCTTTCGAGCCTGGTGAGGAGTCCATCGCCGAACAGTCGTGGCACGCCCATCAGACGCAGCTGAAGGGCAAGAACCGGTCGAAGAAGCGCGACCTGCTGCTGGACCACCGGGAGGCCCCGGCCACCACCGACATCTACGACGAGAAGTCTCTCCGTGAGGGGCTGATCTTCGCGTATGGCGACTCGGCTGCCGAGAACGGCGGCTGGGTGAACATCAACAACGTCATCGATGAGTTCTGGGACGAGAACACCGATGTCCAGGAGGCTCGTCGGTATTTCCTCAATCAGATCACCCATGCTGGCGACGCGTTCTTGAGTGCGGTGGAGCTGTCGGCGTGCGTCGAGCCGAAGCCCGTGCTGCCAGGCGAGGCCATCGTGATGGGCTTCGACGGTTCGCGTGGCCGCGTGAAGGGCAAGGCCGACGCGACGGCCCTGGTGGCGTGCCGGGTGTCGGACGGCTACATGTGGCAGGTGCTGGTGCGTGAGCCGCCGAACAACGCCAAGCAGGCCCGCGAGTGGGTGGCCCCGGTGTTCGAGTTCGACATGGCGATTGCGCAGATGTTCCGCGACTACAAGGTCGTCGGCTTCTACGCGGACCCGTCTGGCTGGGAAACCCACGTGTCGAAGTGGGAGAAGCTGTACGGGGCGAAGCTGCGGGTGCGCGGCGGCGGCGAGGGCGGTCACCCGATCATGGCGTGGCCGCGCGGCAAGACGGGCAACGTGGTGCCGTACATCAAGCGGTTCAAGACGGCGGTCCTGTCGTCGGCGGACGCCCGCACGAAGGCGCATTCGCCTGATCCTGCCGACTTGATCGGAATTGGCGAGTTCACCTACGACGGCAGCCTGGAGCTGACTCAGCATTTGCTCAACGCGAAGATGCGCAAATCGGCGAATGGCTACCTGTTGGCGAAGGATTTCCCTGAATCTCCTCGTAAGATTGACGCAGCTTACGCAGCGGTGCTGGCATGGAAAGCGCGCCTTGACGCTCTGGCTAAGAAGCTGGACAAGAAGAGGAGCGACAAGCGGAAGGTGGTGACGCTCGGATGACGACCTCAACCGCGCCGTTCTACAACCCTGAAATCAGCTACTTCGGCTTCGGGCCTGACGACCACATCGGGTTTGCGTCGTCACTCGATGAGCGGTTCGTTACCGAGGACGAGATGCGCCTGCTGAAGGCTCTGCGCTCCAAGCTCACCACCGTCGTCCCCAAGAACAAGATCAAGCAGGGATACTACGAGGCGAAGCAGGTCATCAAGCACCTGGACATCGCGGTCCCGCGAGTGCTGACCGACATCGGCACAGCGCTGGGTTGGGGCGGCACCGTTGTGGACGTCTTGGACGAGCGGATCGACTGGCTGGGCTGGACGATTGACGACGACCAGCTCAACGGCCTGGACATCGCATTCGACTACAACAACCTGTCGGTGGAGTCTGGGTTTGCGCACGTCGATGCCCTGACCACGGGCTGCGCGATGGTGACGGTCGGCAACGACGACGACGGCGAGAATCAGCTGATCGTGGTGGAGTCGTCTTCGACGGCCACGGTGCTGTGGGATTACCGCAAGCGTCGCTCCATCGCGGGCCTGAGTCAGACGTACGACGAGAACTCCAACCTCGTGATGGAGACGCTGTACCTGGAGAACGCGAACATCGAGTTCGTGCGCGACCCGAACACGCACATGATGGAGGTCGTTAACCGCGACCAGCACAACATCGGCCGCTGCTTCATGACGCGGATTGCCAACCGGGCGCGCCCATTCCAGCGCGACGGCCGGTCGGAGATCACCCGCACCGTCCGCTACCTCACCGACCACGCGGTGCGCACGGTGCTGGGTATGGAGGTAAACCGCGAGTTCTACACCGCGCCGCAGCGGTTCGTGTTGAACGCGGACCCTGCCGACTTCGGTGTCAAGGAAGACATGTCGCCGACCGAGAAGTTCGCGCGGGGCCTGTCCATTGCGATGGGCATGGTGAACATCGTTCCCGGCCGGGAGGACACCACCGAGGGTGACCCGGTGAGCGTCCACGAGTTCAAGCCGCAGCCGCCGACGCCGTACATCGAGGAGCTGAAGGCGTGTGCGTCGATGATTTCGACAGAGACCGGCATCCCGACGTCGTACCTGGGGTTCGTCACGGAGAACCCACCGTCCGCTGACTCGATCCGCCAGGAGGAGTTCCGGCTGGTGAAGCGGTCGATGCGCCGCCACGGCGGGTTCGGCCTGGGCTGGAAAGAGGTCGCGCTGCTGACCCTGCTGGCCCGCGACGGCGACGCGGACACCGACTTCATCCGCCGCTTGAAGTGCCGGTTCGCCGACCCGTACACCCCGACGCGCGCCGCGACGGCCGACGAGCTGACGAAGATGATTCAGGTCGGCCTGCTGGTGCCGGATTCGACGGTGGCCTACGAGCGGTATGGCCTGGACGAGACCGAGCAGCGTCGGCTGGCCCGCGACAAGCAGGCGTTCGAGGCGAAGAAGCTGCGCGAGGAGATGCAGCGGCAGGCGATGGCCGCTGCGCAGGTCGCGCGGCAGGAGAACCGGGGCGGCTCCAACGCTGGCAATCAGGCGCAGAAGAAGCCGCCGACCGACGCGAACGGTAGCGCCCAGTGAGCACCGGCCGTCTGCGGGCTGAGCTTCAGCAGATCGCCGAGGGCGCGGAGTGGCACGCGCGGAATTACGTGCTTGACTACGAGCCGGATCAGATGGACCTGGAGCTGGCCCTGGCCGACTTCATGGCCGTCTACTGCCAGACGGGTTCCTTGCTGACGGCGGACTGGTACAACAGCCTGGACTCGGACACCCCGCACTACTTCGCCACACCGGAGTTCGTGGTGCCGCCGCAGCGCGCGGCCGACACGGCGGCATGGGTGTTCAAGGGCCGAAAGAGCGACACGCCGTCTCTCGCAAGGCGTGTCGGCGCGGCAGCCTACACGATGGTGTTCGACGCGGCCCGCGATACGGTCGCGGCGAACTCTGTCCGCGAGGAGGTCGCGTTCGTCCGCGAGGAGGAACCGGACGCCTGCGACGACTGCATCGGGCGCGCCACGCTGACTCCACGTACGCGTAACAGCAGCACAGGGGACGTTACATGGGAGCGGCACCAGCGCTGCGAGTTCCTGTTTGTCCCTGTCCGCAAAGACGTTTGGACACCCCCGGCGCACGCTTCGTCCTGGCAGGAACGGATTCTTGCTACGCGACTCGCGCAAAACGCAAATGCGGATGATATTGCGAAGCTGCGTGCGGCCCATTAACCTTCACGAATAGCAGAATCTATTCTGGTTCTCACCGAGCACGGCTCCGAATTAGCGGAGTTTGCTGAGACGGCGCTCAGCGAACGTGCGAGGGTTTTCGCTCGGATCACCCAGATTGGGGAAAACTAAATGACTGGACCGGTTGCCGGAACTGGGGACGCAGCAAACAACGGCGGCGGTGATGGTGGCGCACCACAGGGTGCTGTTCAGGCCAGCCTGTTCACGCAGGACCAGGTGAACGCCATCGCGGCCAAAGAGAAGCGCGGCGCACTCAACTCGTTCTTCAAGGAACTGGGCTTCGATCAGGTCCCAGACGAGCAATCTCTCAAAGAGATTTTCAACTCGGCTGCGGAGCTGAAGAAGATCAAGGACGGCCAGAAGGGCGACGTCGAACGTCTTCAAGGTGAGGTCGCGGACCTCACGAAGAAGGTGGCGGAAGTCCCGGAGCTGAAGACGACCATCCTCCGACAGCAGCTCGCTGCTGAGGGGAAGCTCCCGGTGAAGTTCTGGAAGTTCGTGGAGGGGTCCGACGAGGACGCCATCAAGGACTCCATCAAGGAACTGAAAGAGGAGCTGGGCCTGGACGAAGACGGCGCTGACAACGCCGGAGGCGGACGGGTACCGACCGGCACGGGGGCACGTCCTCCCGCACCAGTCCAGCAGCAGGGGCGCACCAACGGAAGTGGAGCGCCGAGCAAGACTCTTGCAGCAGGCCGCGCGGCCTACGAAGAGAAACATGGCAAGAAGTCAAACAAGGAGTAGGCCATGACGCAGCTTGAGGGGATCACTCCCCGCGCCAGCTTCGGCGGCACTGACCAGCGGTGGCTGGGCAGCCGTGAAGGCATGGACACCTGCCGCACGATCACCCTGGACCACGACGCGTGGCAGGGCAAGGTCGTGAACGGTCGCCTCAAGGGCGGCGAGGCGGTGGCCTTCAACACCAGCACCAAGAAGTGGGTGCCCTACGCGAGCGGTGGTTCCAACGGGACCAACCAGCTGGCAGGGTTCCTGCGCAACGACATGCCGTTCCGTGTGGGCGGCGGGGACAAGACCGCTGCTCTGCTGACACGCGGTCGGATCATCCTCAAGTACCTGCCGAGTACGGTCGCCGCGAACGCCACGCGCCACGCGAACTCTCGGTTTGAACTCATCGACGTGGACGCCGAGTAAGGGGATAGGTCATGGCTGACGTGGATATGTGGACTGAGCTGGTCGAACCGGTCGAGCTGACCGGCTATGCCCGTGCTCGGCTGGAGGACTATGAGCGCCAGCAGAACGGCTCGCTGGTCTCGTTCCTGCCGAACGAGTTCCTGAACGACATCGTTGCGCAGTTCGAGGTTGGTCAGACTGGTCTCCAGCCTGTCGCCGAGTACATCGCATACGACACCGAGTCGCCTCTGGCCAGCCTGCCTGGTGCCCAGAAGGTCATGTTCGAGCTGCCGAAGCTCGGCCTGAAGATGAGCATTTCCGAGTACGAGCAGATTCGTGCGCGGGGCAACCAGACCAACGTGGTGCTGAAGACTTCGGTCGAGCGCATCACGGAGCGCCTGGTGGATGCTATCTCCGACCGTCTGGAGTATGAGCGGGGCTACGCCATCGAGAACGCTTCGCTGCTCATTGACGACGAGACCGGCTTCAAGCAGTCGGGCGACTGGGGCCGCGCCCCTGAGCACGAGGTCTCGGCGGACGACAACGGCGGCGAGTTCTGGGACGACGCATCGGCTGATCCCATCGAGAACCTGATCGCGTGGAAGGAACAGTACATCGCCACCAACGGCTTCGGCCCCGGTGCGATGCTGACCTCCACCCGAGGGCTGACCGTCCTCCAGCGGCACCCGTCGCTGCGGGCGCTGTTCAGCTCGGTTGCCGGTGCGCCGCAGATCGTGACCATCGCGGCGGTGAACGAGACTCTGGCTGCCTACGGCCTGCCTCCGCTGGCCGTGTACGACCGCCAGGTCAACTTCAAGGGCCAGGTCGTCAAGGTGCTCTCGCCGGAGTACCTGTTCATGCTGCCGTCGCCTGGCGGCACCGTGGGCGGCGTGAAGCTGGGCGCGACCTACTGGGGTACCACCCTGGAGTCGTACCGGCCCGAGTACAACATCGAGGAGCTGGACCGTCCTGGCATCGTGGTCGGCGCGTGGGAGACCCGCGATCCGATTGCGAAGTGGGTCCATGCGGCGGCGATCGGCCTGGCTGTGCTGGGCGACGCCAACCTCAGCTTGCGAGCCCAGATTCTTCCGCAGGGTTCGTAATCAGACTCTCGCGCGGGGCGAGGATGGCAATGGTGGCGGCGGGCAATCCCCGTCGCCACCATTGTTTTTAGGAGGTCGTGATGGCTTGGGCGAGCGTTGAAGATGTGCGCAAGATTCTGCCGGATGACGAGGACGATATCCCCGAGGAGGGGCATGTCCTGGAGCTGGTAGAGGCGTACCTTGAAGAGGCCACGGACGTGGTTTCGTCCTATCTGGGCTTCGAATATGAGGGTGAGGCGGACGAGGATGGCGTCCCTGACGATGTGCCCCCTCGGGTGCGCCGCGTGGTGGCCCGCGTTGCGCTCCGAGGGTTCATTGATCCAGCCCCGGCGAATGCTCAGTCGGAGACGAGCACGATGGGTCCGTTCGCCTATCACGTGAACTGGTCGCGTGAGGCGACGAAGGGCGACTTCTATCTGACGGACACTGATGAGCTGCGGTTGAAGCCGTTCCGGCGTTCCCGGTCGCGTGCCGCCGCGCACGTGCCGATGTGGGGGTACTGCTGATGCGCCGCAGGGGACCGATCTGGCACGCCGGTAATCTTCGCTCCAGTGAGGGCGTGGAGGCGCTTCAGCGGCGCTCTGCGGGCCAGCAGGACAGCTATGTGGACGTCGATCCTCAGCCGCAGGTGATGATCGTCGTCATCGATGAGGCCGACCCGCACGCGAACCAAAAGGATTCCTACGCGGGGCAGTACGGCGTGCTGTATGTGCTGCGCGACGACGAAGTGAAAGACAAGGACGTCTTCTGGTACACCGATCCTCATGGGCAGCGGTTCCGGTGGGGTGTGATCGGGCAGGCCCGATGGAACATCGACCACGCGCTGACCAAGGTGGACTACGGGGTGAAGCAGTTCCGCATCCGTAGGGGTGGCTGATGCCTGGCGACATCGACCGGCTGGATTTGAGCGACCTGCACGGCCCGCTGCTGGACGACTTCATGAAGTCTCGGCAGCTGTATATCGAGCTGCGGGCGGTCGCGGAGGAGATTCGCAAGGGCTACATCGCCCGGGTGCCGCGCGACACCCATGCGCTGGCGAACTCGGCCAAGGTGACGATGCACAAGTCCACGACGTTCAGGGATCGCCGCTGGGAGGCCGATTTGACGATTGGCAACGCCAAGGTGGATTACGCTGCGGCTGTGGAGGAGGAGTCTCAGCCACTTGGCGAGACGATTCGGGCTATGGGATACCGGTGGTGATGGATGGCGATTGAGCTTCCGGCGTGGTGGACGGAGGCGGCGCAGAAGCGTACTGCGGCGCTGAAGATCGAGGACGTCATGATCGCGTTGTTCACGCCGCTGATGCAGGGTGTGCGGTGCGTGTACTGGTTGCCCACCGATGAGGTAACTCAGCAAGTCCTTTTTGAGGATAGCGAAGCATTTCTACGCATCTATCGATTGGACGGCGAAGTCGATTTGGACAACCGGCGTTGCATACATCGTGTGCAATTTGCTGGGATAAGCGAATCTCGCAATGATTCGTCGCGCATCATGGCGTTCGTGCAATGGGTGCTATACGCTTATGAGCACGCCAGCTATGTCACAATGCCTGATGGTGAGAAGGTGTCAATGAGGTTCTTGCGGGAGACTCAGGGGCCTTTCCTCGATCCACAACAGATCAGGGATTCGAGACTGGTGCCGGTAACCGTGGAGGTCGAGACCTCTTGGCCGAAGGGGCTGCCCGATCCTCGGCAGCACCTGGACATGTAGGAAAAAGGAGCAGAGATGTCCGGTATCTCTCAGTATCAGGCCGGTCAGTCCGACCTGGAACTTGCCGCCCGCGACCTCGCGGTGCTGCTGTGCCCGTACGACTCGTCTCACCCGCTGCTTCCGACGCTGGAGGCAACCGGTGGCGGTCTGGAAATTCCCGACTACTACGTCTCGGTGGGCAACTTCACCAAGGCGGCTGGTGTGACCCTCGGGCACACCCCCGAGATCGCGGACGTCGATTCGCACGGCAAGGGCTCGCCGACCCGGCAGCTCCCGACTCGCCGCGTGATCACCCTCGGTTTCGAGCCCCAGGAAACCAAGCTCATCACCCTGTCGCTGTACTGGGGCACCGACTGGATGAGCAACGTCCCCACCCTGTCGGCCAACGGCGGCTTCGCGGAGGCTATCCCCGAGCTGCCGCTGAACCTGAAGTTCCGTGCCATCCTGCTCGGCTGGGACGACTTCAACGGCAAGGACATCTTCATCTACTGGATCGCCAACAAGGTGAACGTGTCGGCGACTCAGGACCAGGAACTCGTGGACTCCAACGTGATCCGCTACCCGGTCACCCTGAACTGCCAGGCCGACGACGAGACCGGCTCGGCCCTGACACCCGGTATCTGCGGCGAGGGCTGGGAAGAGCTGCAAACGCTCGCCAACACCGGCTTTGGTGGCAGCTAAGCGATGTAGACTGAGGGCGGATCGTGACTGGTCCACCTCTCAGGTTGGTTGCGGGAAACGACCACTCCTCTCACCAGGAGTGGTCGTTTTTCGTTACAGCAATCTCAGCAACGCTTGGTGTAAATTCTGAGGCATGACCACAGCAACCTCAGCTAAGAAGGCCAAGGGCGAAGACCCCGTGGCCCTTCGCCTCACCCCGTCCCGCGACTACACCAACGAGCAGATCGTCAGCGCTGCCACCGGCCGCTGGGGCGAGGTCGCCCACGAGATCAAGCCCGCCGAGCCGTACGTGATCGACAAGCCGGATGGCTCCCAGATCGTCGTGGCCCCGCTGACCCGGCGTCGCCGCAAGGCGATGAAGGCGGCGCAGGCGGCGTACATGCTGATCGCCGCGCAGCTGGCCGATGTGCAGCGCGAGGGCACCGCCGACAACGGCATCATCTCGCGCATCGAGACGCAGATGGAGGAGGCCGAGCGGGCGTACGACGTGGCGCTGTTCGGCGACGTCTGCGATGAGGTCTACGAGTTCTTCGAGGACCTTCAGGAAGAGTTCTGGGATGCGATGTATTCGGACATTCACAACGCCCTGGTGAATCGCGTCGAGCTGCCGGAAGACATCTGCTCCAAGTGTGGGCAAAAGGTCGAAGACGCGGCGGGAAAAGAGGAATCCTCCTCGACATCATCGACCGATACTGGGACGCAATAGAAGGCGATTTTCAGGCCATTCTCCATGCCGATGCTGGCGAATGGTTTCGGTGCCGGTTGTTTGGGGAGGACACGTCCCGCTACTCGTGGGACAAGTTCCTCCGCAACGCTGTGTACTGCACAAACGAGCACGGATCGGCGCTCTTCGATGCGACCCTGGGGGACCCGGATGTAATCGATGAGCTATACGAGAAGGCCATCGCCGAGCAGTCCAGCAAGCGCAAGAAACCCAACTCCGAGGACGAGTATCAGCCGTCGCGCAGAGGATACACTCGACAGGTCGAGGCGACTCTCGATGTGGTCGATAACTTGATCGCTTTGCGAGCGGAGATGGGTAAGTGGAAAGCCAGTTCTACGCGCTTCAGTCCCCGCCCAGTTTTCCCCGCGCAGGCCGTTCAGGATCGGTTGCGGAAACGCAACCGGGCCATCCGCGACGACCGGATAGCCAAGGCGCAGGAAAGGTGGCGTAAGAAGCGTGACGGCACCACGACCGGGTAAGGGCTCCATCGGCGTACGGGTGCGCCCGAACGCCAACGACTTCATCCGCGACCTGGAGCGCCAGCTCAAGGACAAGAAGAAGACGTTCTACGTCGATGTCCACGCCAACCTGAAGCCCGCGAACAAGGAAATTCAGGAGTGGACTCGCACCACCCTGAAGTCGATGGGGGCGAAAATCCCCGTGCGGGCCGATATGTCGCCCGCGAACAAGGACGTCGCCGCGTGGCGCACGAAGCAGCGCGGCATCAAGACGAACATCCCTATCGGTGCCGATCTGACCAAGGCGCTGTCGGAGGTTCTGGCGTTCCGCAAGGTCGTCGGGAAGCCCATCGACATCGAGCTGAAGGTGTCCACGGCGTCGGCGAACCGTGCGGCTGAGCGGTTCGCGGCGGCGCTGTCCCGCAAGTCGATCAACGTCCCGATCAACCTGGACCCGAACTCGGTTCGCAAGACGGCGAACAAGATCGACACCGACCTGATCCGGCGTCTCCAGAATCAGGGCGGCGTGCTGATCGGCGTGGACGCGGACACGTCGCAGGCCGAAGCGCGGATGAACTTCTTCGAGGCCCGCGAGGAAGCCGACCCGATCCACAAGCAGGTTGATCTGGACCTGAAGCGCGCTCGACTGGAGATGTTGCAGCTCAAGGCTGAGCTGGCGCGCCGCAAGCTTGAGGTCCAGGTGGACGTCAAGACGAGCGGCGTGCAGCGGCTCCAGCGGTCGTTCGACATGATTGAGAAGCGCCTGGGCAACTTCTCGTTCATTCGCTCTTTGGACGTCGGCCCGTTCAACCTGGGCAAGCCGACCGGCCTGATGGGCACCCTGACGACGCTGAACCTGCTCGCCGGGGCGCTGCCTACGGCGACGTACGGCGTGACGGCGCTGTCGAAGGCCCTGGTGGACCTGGGCGGCGCAGCGGCGCTCCTCCCTGGCATGTTGGGCGGGTTTCTGGCGAGCCTGTCCACCTTCTCAGTAGGCATTTCCGGTGTATCGGATGCGTTCGAGAAGCTGACCGACATGTGGACCGAGACGCCCGCAGAGGCGGCGTCGGCGGCGCGGCGGTCGGTGCAGGCCCACAACCAGCTGCGCCAGGCGGTGCGCGAGGAGGCACAGGCCCAGCGCGACGTCGCGGCGGCGCGGCGCGAAGCCACCAACGACCTGCGCAACCTGAACAACGAGCTGCGCGGGTCGGTACTGAACGAGGCGCAAGCCATCCTGGACCTCCAGAAGGCCCGCGACCGGCTGGCCCAGGGTGGGTTCGAGAACGCCACCGACATGATGCAGGCCCAACTCGATGAGGCGAAGGCGTACCAGAACCTCATCGACGTGCGGGAACGCAACACCCAGCTTCAGCAGAAGGCCAACGACGAGTCGGCGAAGGGTGTCGAGAACTCCGACAAGGTGCAGGAAGCGCTGGAGCGTCAGACGCGCGCATCCGAGCAGGCCGCGATGGCGCTGGAGGCCATCAGCTCCACCCAGGCCACCAGCGCCCTGGGCAAGTTTCAGCAAGAGCTTGACCAGCTGACCCCGAGTGCCCGCGAGTTCGTGCTGAGCATCGCGGGGATGCGCGGCGAGTTCGAGATGCTGCGCAACATGGTCCAGGAGACCATCTTCCAGGGCACCGGCCCAGCCTTCCAGCAGATGATCAGCAACCTGCTGCCCATTGTGGGGCCGGGTATGCAGCGCATCGCGGCGGCGATGAACGACAACATCCTCACCGTCTTCAAGGAACTGGAGTCGCCGACAGGCAAGAGCATCATCGAGCGCATCCTCGGTGGCACCGCTGAGGCGCAGAAGATGCTCAGCGGCCTGATCAACCCGCTGCTGCGCGGGTTCGGCACGCTGATGGCTGCCGGTGCCGAGCACCTGCCACAGCTGGTGGACCTGTTCACCCGGCTCGCCGAGCGGTTCGCCAACTTCGTGGAGACCGCCGACCGCAACGGCAACCTGGACAAGTTCCTGGACCGTGGCATTGGCGCGCTGGAGAAGATGGCTGAGCTGGGCATCAACCTCATTCAGATCATCTCCAGCCTGGGTGACACCTTCGACGGCGACCTGTTGCAGTCGTTGGTGGACGCCACCCAGAAGTTCGAGGATTGGATCAACTCAGCTGAGGGCCAGGAGAAGATCAACGAGCTGATCCAAGACGCCCGGGACCTGTGGCAGCAGTGGAAGCCGATCCTTGAGGACTTGCCGGGGATCATGGGCCGGGTCGCCGACGCGGCGCAGATCGTGCTCAAGCCGCTGCTGTCCATCCTGGACCGGCTCACGTCGTTCATGGTTGAGCACCCCGGCCTGGTGGAGGGCTTCGTCGCGGCGTGGCTGGGCGCGAAGGTGCTGGTCGGCGCGGCGTCGCCGATCGTGCAGCTGGCGAAGATTCTGACCGGCGTGGTGTCGGCGGTGAAGGCGCTTCCGACGCTGCTGGCGAAGATTCCCGGCTCGCTGCCTGGCCTGCTCATGGGCAACAGCGCGGCGGGAGGCAAGTTCCCCGGCATCATCCCGGCGCTGGGGCCTGCGGCCACCATCGGCCTGCCCGCCATCCTGGGCAACGAGATCGCGGGTCAGGTCACCGGCCAAGACCTTCCGTTGCCGACCGCCATCGGCCAGGGGTTCGGCGCTCCGAAGCGCATTTTCGATGACATCTTCGGCGGCGGGTCGGAGTGGACCCGCATCAGCCGCGCGAACGAAGCCATCAAGGATGTGAAGTTCGGTGGCCAGTCGGTGCCGAAGTACGAGCCGCTGGGCCACGACGCCTCGCAGGCGTTGATCGGGTCGCTTGTCGAGCGTGGCTCCAAGGCTGGCCAGTGGATCGCCGAGGCTGGTGTGGGCCTGGAGCAGGCGCGCCGGTACTCGTGGCTGTTCTCCCAGCCGAACGCTGAGGAGATCATCAACGACCCGAACTTCAACCCGCCCAAGGACTACCCGTCGTTCGACAAGGGCGGCTTCACGAACTGGGGTGTCGAGCAGGGCAAGCAGGTCGTTCTGCACGGCAAGGAATACGTCCAGCCGCACCAGACAGTGGACTACTACGGCGTGGAGGCGATGGAGGCCATCCACCAGCGCCGGGTGCCCAAGCAGGTGTTGGACAGCTTCTACGTGGGCGGATTCAACTTCCCGCTGCACCCGCAGGTGCCTGGACCAGCCCCGGCTCCCGCCCCGACTCCGGCCCCAGCGCCCACCCCGACTCCGGCTGCCACGCCCGTGCCGGTGCAGCACGGCACCGGCACGGGGCTGCCGTCTCTGACGACGGGTGTTGGCACCGGCCCGCTGCCGGGACCGGCCAACCCGCCGCAGGTGGACACCACGTTCACCCCGACCACCCCCGGCCCGGTGGGCGGGCAGGACGATCAGCAGTCCATCAACATTCTCGGCTTCAACGTGCCCATCGGCGGTGCCGAACAGCAAATGCCCGACTGGTCCGATCCTGGCCTGTGGCCGTTCGGCATCCCCGGCATCGGGCGTCCTGGACACACGGAAGCCGATGCCGGGAAGTGGCTGGCCGACTGGGGCGCGAAGACTTTGCTAGGGTTCGGCGAAACGCTCCTCGGAGGCGTGCTGGGGTTCTTCGGTGCCGAGGGCCTGCTGAACAACCCGTACATGAACTCGATTCGCGGCGCTATCGGGTATTACTCGTCCCTGCCGGGGTCGGTGTCCAGCCAGAAGCAGGCCGATGGCGCGGACGCCACGAACGCAAACGTGGCGTCTTTGCTGGATCAGTATTACAACATGCCGCTGAACCCCCTCGAGGGGGCTCCTCAGCTCCTCGCGCTGGGTAATGCCGCCCCGAACGCCCCCGGCAATGAGGGGTTGCAGGTCAACACTGCTCGCGGCAAGCAAATCATCCAGTCGGTGTTCCCGTGGGCCACCAACATCGGCGGCGTACGCGAAGATGCGCTGAAGTGGCACCCGAGCGGCCTGGCGCTGGATGTGATGATCCCCGGCGCGGGCGGGCTGAACGATCCGACGCCACCGGAGGGCAAGGCCCTCGGCGACCAGATGTACGCCTGGCTTCAGGCGAACAAAGAGGCGCTGGGCATCGACTACATCATGTGGCAGGAGAAAGACCACTACAACCATCTCCATGTCAACTTCAAGGAAAGCGGCTTCGCCGACGCGATGGGCCTCGGCACGGGCAGCGGCCAGTCGAGCGGCGGTGGTTCAGCCCAGTCGGAGGGCCTGACGGCGCTCAGCGAGCTAAACGCCGCCCTGGGCCTGGACTCGGCCACCCCACCCCAGGGCAACGGGCCGCTGAACCTTGACTCCGGCAGCCCCGTGGGCCGCTCGCTGCCGTCTGGCTACAAGCGGCGCGCGGTGCGCGGCGGGCCGAAGGCCGTCGGAGACCACGAGGCCGAAGGTCTCCTCCAGACCCCGACAGAGAAGGGCCTTCTGAAGGCTGCCGCCAAGCAGCTCTACATGCGGGCGGGTATGCCGCCCGCCGAGTGGCCCGCGTTCGATCGGCTCATTGAGAAAGAGTCGAGCTGGAACCCGACCGCGAAGAACCCGAAGTCCACGGCGTACGGCCTGGGCCAGTTCCTGGACATCACGGACGCGAAGTACGGGCCGCGCAGCGCCGATCCGATGGTGCAGCTGCCGCGCATCTTCCAGTACATCCGCGACCGCTACGACGGTTCGCCAGCAAAGGCTCTGGACTTCCATAACAAGAACAACTGGTACGACCGGGGTGGCTGGCTGATGCCTGGCCAGTCCACGGTGGACAACGCCACGGGCAAGCCTGAGCTGGTGATCCCGTGGGACGACATCCCGTCGTTCTATCAGGGCGGGATGCTGCCGCGCGGCGCGGTCACCGGTGGCCGTCGGCCCTTGCCGCGCGGCCCTGAGATCGGTCGGCTCAAGCCGCAGCCTTCGGCTCCTGTGCCGATTGGGCCGAAGGCCCCTCCACCCAGCCAGCTTCCAGGGAATCTGCGGCCCGCGCCGGGTGGCCCTGCGGACCCGAACACCCCGCTCCTGCCGGGGCAGTCCCCTGCGCCTCCTGACGGCAACTATGGCCCTGCGCCGGATACTGGCGGCGCGTCGGCGCGCGGCGGTGGCGTCGCGGCGGCGCAGCTGGGCACCGGCCCAGGCGTGGCGGCTGGCGGCAGCCACCTGCACCCTGCGGCGCAGAAGGGCATCCGTTCCGGCGCGGCGGCGCTGGGCAGCGTCGTGTCGTCGGCCATCAGCGCGGCAGCTGCGGCCGGATCGTTCGGCGCGGCGGGCGCGGCGGGCGCGGCGGGCGGCGGCATGGGCTCCCTGATCGGTGGACTCTTCACTCAGGGCGGCAAGATTGTCGAGGACGTAGCAAACGTCGGTGCTAGCTTCTTGGTAGGCAACATCACCAATGGCACGACGCCGAACCCGTACGGCGTCACACAACGGGCTACGAACCCGACAGGAGGGACGCGGATCGTTGACAACTCGCAGCGGTACGGGGACGTCTACACGCAGAGCCCGCGCGAGTTCTTCCGGCAGTTGGACTTGCGCGAGGCTCAGCATTCTCAGGGCTCGCTCGGTGGATACGACAGGTATGCGTAATGAGCAGATTTGCTGACACCATCGACATCTACGGGAAGCACGGCCAGATTTACCGCATCTCAGGGCCGGGGCAGGGCCAGCAGGGGTTCGAGCTGGCCCCCGGCTCCACGGGGCTTCTCCAGGACGCCCCGGTGAAGACAACGTGGCACAAGACCATGTTCGGTATGTCGATGAGCGGCATGGAGTGGGAGCGCCGCGACATCGTGTGGACGGTGAACATCGGGGTGAATCTGGGCCTGGACCCGCTGCGTGACCCCGACGAGTGGCATGACCTGTACGACGAGTGGCGGCGCGCGTTCTCCTACACGCATGACACGAAGATCGTCTACGGCTCAGCGGACGGCGACCGGGTGCTGTATGCGCGGCTTCTGGAGACGCCGAAGCCGTTCTCGGCGCATCAGTTCGAGGGCGGCGACCCAAAGCGCTGGTCGATGTCGAGCATCGTCATGACGATGGCGTGTGAGTTCCCGTTCTACATCGGCCCGTCAGAGGTCTACGAGTGGGAGTTCGAGGGCTCTGGCCTGTTCTGGACCCGTATCCCGCACTACAACCCGTCTGACGTGCCGATCTGGCCGACGTACGAATGCACGTGGGGGGCGCGCTGGCACATCCCCGACTTCTCGTGGGGAAATGAGGAGTTCGGTCGCGGCCAGGCCGATCTGGATAAGATCGTCCGCACCCCCGAGTTGCAGATGGGCGAGAACATCGAGATTCAGACCCGGCCCGACCTGGAGACCTACCAGGCTGAGAACGACGCCCCGGTCGGCTTGCGTGCCAACGGCCGGGATTTCGAGTACCCGATCCTCCCCGGCGAGGGCGACCCGAACCCGGCCAACGGCGCGGTGTTCATGGCCGACCGGGTGGTGGACGGCGGCGCGCTGCGGGCCACGTACCCGCGTTGGTACTCCAGCCCCTATTCGCGGCCACGCCTGTTCGACGCGATCAATCAGGTGGTGGTGTAGTGCCAACTCTGGCTGATCTGGAGATCGCGCGGCCGACGATCCAAGAGCATCGTCGGCGGAAGAAGGCGCTGAAGCAGGCTATGCCGTCGCTGCACCTGTGGGTCAACCCACCGGACGGCGAGACGGGCGACGGCCTGATGTGGCTGGGCCGCGTCGATCTGCGTGACGCCGAGGCGTACGAGTTCCCGTTCAAGAACAACGAACCGTCCGCTGGCACGGTGACGGTGCGCGCGGACCACTACATAGCCAAGAAGGTCGCTTCGATCCCGAACGACCCAGACATGTGCAAGAACGTGGTCATCACGGTGGACCTGTACGGCGGCACGCTGCGCTGGTCCGGCCTGATGCACCACTGGACGGTGAACTCGCCGGAGGGCAGCGACTACATCACGCTGTCGTTCAACGACGACCTGCAATTCCTGGACTTCATGCTCGCGCCGCCGAACCCGGCGCTACCCATCCCGATCTTCCAATTCCCGCGCGTGTGGCCCATGTTCGGGCCTACCCGCTGGTGCGTCGCCACTCTAATCCTGCTCCAGATCATTCGCCTGGAGGGTCACCCTTGGACCCTGCCCGACGACCCGTTCGACCTGGAACAGTGGTTCGATCTGGTCAACTGGGGCGATTGGCAGGTCCACGTCAAGGGCGTGTCGTTCCTCACTGACGATTCCCTGTGGACGCTGCTGGCGTCACGCATGAACACGGTGACGTCGGTGATCGCCGACGCGCTGGACGACGCGCAGCTGACCATCGTGTACCGGCGCATCATGCGGAACTGGGGCGAGACGGTCACCGGCCTGCTCGACAACAACGTCAAGCACGGCGCGCTGGTGTTCGAGATCGTGGACCGGTCTGGCTGGGCGCTGCCGGAGGGCACGTTCTTCGAGGGCACGGCGGCTGCCGGGTTCTTCCGGTCGGTCCTGACGTGGGGCTCGGGCTTCATCGAGGACAGCCTCACGATGGTGACCACCACCGACGAGCTGTACCCCGACGAGTATTACCAGACCTCGTGGATGTCCACGCTGGCGGCGGCTCCCGGCGTGGTGGTCCGCGACAGCCGTCTGGTGGACCTCCAGTCGGAGGTATCGCATAGCCCACCGACCGCTGTGTCAGTCGTCGTCGGCGGTGACAACCCTGCCGCCGACGCCATAGCCAGGCTCATCATCGAGTCTGTCGGCAACCTGCTGGGCTACTTCCTGCTCGCAGGCTTCGACTCGCTGGGCGACATGGCGGCGGACATCATCATGCCGTTCCTCGTCGGCACGATCCTGGCGTGGGACGAGTGGAAGAACTTTGCGCGGGCGGACTCTCTCGGCTGGGTCCACCTGCACGAGATCTATCAGCAGGGCGCGGAGAACAACGCCTGGTCGCTGGCCGCGCTGGCGGCGATGCGCGGCGGCTTCAAGGCCACCGGCACGCAGACCAGCCACACCATGGTCATCGGTGACAGCATGTGGACGATCCCTGGAATTCACTTCAACATCGGCGACCGGATCGGCTCGACGGCGGGCGCGCTCCAGCGTCTCGGCATCGACATGATCTTCGTGAACCAGGTCGAAGAGATGACACTGCGCGGCAAGGGTGTGGAGCGGGAGTTCCTGGTCCGCTGCGGCAAGAACAAGGCCGTCATGACGATGGGCGAGCGGATGGCCCGACTCATGAAGAAGGCGCTAGATACATTGCAGAACATCGGGGTGCACTTGATAAGTTAGGATTCTTTTGATATAGTGTCGGGCATGAAGCTCTGCACCGTAGAAAGTTGCGACCGCCAAGCCCCGTATGCCAGTGGCATGTGCCCCACTCACGAGTACCGACGCAAGGCCGGTAGGCCGCTGGATGTACCCATCGGGCAGCTCAAGAAGGATAGAGGGAAGTGCCGCGTCGAAGGCTGCGGGAAGAATGTGGTCGCCAAGGGCCTGTGCAGCACCCACTACAAGCGCGAGAGGGATGGTCGGGACCTTGAAGCCCCCTGGACCCCGCGCATCAAGGGTGGGGCCACATGCCAGATAGAAGGCTGCGGGAAGCGCGCAGTATCATTCGGCCTCTGCAACACCCATGCTTATCAGCGCGACACTGGGGCTGAGGTCGGGCCTCGTCGCGCGCTCCGCGCGTCCACGATGGCCGAGCGTCTGGAGTTCTACTCTGCACCCCCCAACGAGAAGGGCTGCCGACTGTGGCTAGGTGGCATAAACGCCAGCGGCTATCCCACCGTCTCCCCAATGGCGGGCTATTCCAGCATGGCCCATCGGGCGGCATACAAGGTTGCCCACCCAGACGAGGAGTTGGGTCCACATGAGGTGGTCCACCACATCTGCGGCGTCACTTGGTGCGTCGAGCCGACCCACCTTCAGAAGGTCAACTCGACCAACAACACTGCCGAGATGTTGGAGCGCAACTGGTATCTGAAGCGCATCGCGGAGCTGGAAGCTGAAGTGGCTCGCCTGTCTCCTGACATACACTGACAGTGCTACGCCAGAATCGAAGGGGCCTGATCTCATGAGCCTGATGGTGAAGTTCGGTGAGGGCGTCGGTAGGGTCATCCTGCCGATGGTGGAGCGCAAGATCGATGAGTTCGGCAAGAAGCTGCTGGACATCGCCAGGGCGAAGCTGGACGAGATGTCGGGGCGCGCCCTGGCGCTGATCCCGCTGGCCGGGGCGACCGTGGTGAAGCAGGCCCTTGAGGCGGTTCCCGGCTTGAAGCTGCCGGAGGACTTCAACGCTGCCGACCTGGCCGAGGTCGCGCGGGGCGACCTGAACAAGATTCCCGACATCGATATCCCGCTACTGTCGGACATCTTCGACCTGACAGAGTTTTTGAAGGGCTTCGGCAAACCCCGCACCTGACATCCTCTGGGATAGCATTGTCCTTATGCCGGAGTCGAAGGGCCGCAAGCCGAAGAAGAAGGCCGCGCCGAAGAAGTCGGCGGTTCCCCGCAAGCCCGTCCTGCCCGTCGATGAGCAGCGCAGCGTGCCGCCGTGGGAGCCGCGCAAGAACGATCCGCGCAGCCTGGACATGAAGCCTCCGAATCGGTCTCCGATCAAGGAAATCCCCGAGGATGAGCTTCCCGAGCTGCCCGACCTGCCGGAGCCCCCGCCGTGGGATGAGGTTCTGGTGGCCCTGGCGAAGCTGGACCCCCTGGAGCAGGAAGTTCTGATCGCGCAGCGGATCGCCACCATGCCATCGCAGAAAGACGGTGGTATGCCGGTGAACGTGCCGCGCTACGCCCGCGCGCCGTGGGCGCGGCAGCTGCGCAAGTTGGGGTTCTTCTGCATCCCCGAGCTGGCGACCCACGAGCTGGTGGCCGACCCGGGTGGCGGCATGATGGCGAACCACACTGCGGCGCGGGTGCGGAAGCTGTCCCGCGACGACTTCTGGGAGATGGCCAAGCAGCAGTCTCCCGAGCTGGGCCGGATGGTCGATGAGGCCAAGACGCCGGAGCAGAAGAAAGAGGCGATGGCGACGTTGGCGAAGAACCTGCCGGTGGAAATCCGCATCGCCTTCGAGCGGCTGATGTCGCACGATCCCGAGGAGCTGGCACCGCGATGAGCTTTATCCGATCCGCGTTTGCGGACAAACCGCTGCTCACCCGAGAACAGTGGATGAAGCTGTTCATTCGGGTCGCCGACGAACTGGACATGCCTGACCGGCGCGGCGCGGCGGTGCTGGCCGCGATGTGTGCCTTCCAGGAGGCGGGGGCCGACCCGCACAACACCGGCAAGCGGCAGATATGGGTCCCCGGCAACGACGCCGACCCGTGCTTCAAGGCGAACCCGGCGGCGTATCCGCATGATTCTATGGGCGATGACGGACAGTCCACTGGCCCGTTCCAGCAACAGATGAACAAGCCGGGGACGACACCGTGGGGCTGGGGTGGAAACTACGGCGACCCCGAGGGCACCCGCAAGCGCATGGACCCGTACGAATCCACGAAGATGTTCATGGGCCACCCGTCGTCGGGCCTGAAGAAGAAGGGGTACGACGCCTCGAATGCGCAGACGGCGAACGACGCCATCCAGCGGGTGCAGGGTTCCGGCGTCCCGTGGGCGTACGCCCAGTGGTGGGATGAGGCGAACCTTCTGTATGACGAAGTGGTGGGCGACGTTCCACCGAGCACGGGAGGAGGCAAAGTGCCTGTCAGTGGTGATCCGGTCTGGCTGGAGGAAGTGCTGCGCAAACGGCTGGGGGACCGGCTGGTCGTCCACGACGGCTGGAAAGAGTACGGAACCGGTGGCGTCATGGGCGAAATCTGGGGTGTGATGATCCACCACACCGGCAACCGCAATGCCTCGTGGGAGTCGATCCGCAATGGCCGTCCCGACCTGCGCGGCCCGCTGTCTCAGGCGCTCATCGCGCCGGATGGCAAGTTCCATCTGGTGGCAGTCGGCCCGTGTAACCACGCGGGGGTGGGCAGCTACCCCGGCCTGGGGTCGGACGGCAACCGGCGCGCCATCGGTTTCGAGTGCGCGTGGCCGACGATCCGCCCTGACGGCTCATTCGACAAGGGCGAGCGCTGGCCCGACGCGCAGATTCTGACGATGCGCGACGCGACGCGGGCGGTGCTGGAGCATCTGGGCCACGACCACACCCACGTGTGCGGCCACAAGGAATTTAACAAGGTTGACGGCAAGTGGGACCCCGGCAACATGGACATGAACTGGTTCCGTGGCGAGGTCCGCAAGGCTCTGGCGGGCGAGTTCGACCCGAAGGCCCCCGAGCCGGAGCCGCAGCTGCCGTCGCAGCCGGGTATCCCCACCGACCACGATCTGCTGGTGTACGACCAGATTTGCGGGCGCTGGGAGATGCTGGGCTGGCGCACTCCGGTGGAGGCCCTGGCCACCATCCTGGACGAGTTGCGGGGCACGAAGAATGCCGGTTCCCGGGGATTCACCCGGGGGCCGCACGACATCGAGGACAAGAAGTGACGACGCCATCGGGTTTCCCCAGTGGGCGGGTGACCGCTCTGCGGGGTGTGTTCGACCGGCCACCGGGCAAGGCGGCGGTGGTCGAAGTGAAGCAGGCGGTCACCCCGAACACGGAGGAACCCAAGTGGTCCTGGTGGGTGACAGTGGACCGGCATCCGTACTCCGACAAGCGGGGCTACGACACGCCGGAGGAGGCCCGCGCGAAGGCGGTCGAGTGGGCTCAGGCGACGTACCCGAACCGCCCCATCCAACACATTGAGGACGTGCTCTGATGGCCAAGGACCCGCTTACCGGCGCGTGGATCGGATACGGCCCCGGCGATGTGTCGCCGGAGGTCCAGAAGGTGGAGCGTCGGCTGCTGCTGGCGTACCCGAAGAACTCCCATGCGGTGGAGCACGGCGTGCAGATCGATGACGTGTTCACGAACGGCACGGCTGCCGCGCTGCGCGACCTCACGGAGTTCATGAACAACGACCCGCGCGAGCACGAGCGGCTGGCGAAGCTGAACGTGCGGCTGCCGATGCGGTCGGACGGCATCGCCGACCTGAACGTGCGGCGCGCCATCGGCGCGTACATCGACCCGCCAGCGGCGGTCCAGTCGAAGTACCCGATTCAGGGTGTGTTCCACAACACGAACGCCTTCCTGAATCCCGACCCATTCCACAACTTCGTGCAGGCCACGAACGAGGGCGCGGCCGAGGCGTTGCGGCTGTACTCCACCATGCCTGGCCGCGACATCGTGGTGCTGGGCTATTCGATGGGCGGGGTGACGGCGCAGAAGTTCCTCAACCGGCTGCCGGTGGAGTGGCGCAAGTACGTCAGGGCGCTGGTCACGTTCGGCGACCCGTCCATGCCAGCCGAGGGGTCCTTGCTGGGCAACGATCCCGGCGAGGGCATCTCCAAGGCTCCGCAGCCGACGTGGATTCGGGACCGCTATTGGTCGTACTCCATCGACGGGGACTGGTACCCGCGCGCTCGCGGGCTGCTGTTCCTGATGTACGACATCCTCACGCGCGCCGCGCTGACGATGGAGTTCGCCGTGTACCTGTTCACGCAGTTGCCGAGCAGGCTGTTCCAGGAACTCATCGGCATGGAGGACAGCGACGACCCGCTGGCCGGGGCGCTGGCACCGTTGGGCGACTTGCTGATGGCGGGCCGGGGCATCTTGAATCCGGCGCAGATGTTCGCCATCTTGCCCGACCTGTTCAATCTGTTGTTCGACGCCATCAAGTTCGTGGCGACGAACGCGCACGGGAAATACGGCGACCCTGGGTATGCGTTGTGGGGTGGGATGACGGCTGTCGATCATGCTGCCGCGACGATCCGCGAGCGGGTACCTAACGGGGCGACCCTGTTCCTGCTCCCGGGCACGTGGTCGATGTGGAATCAGCTGTTCCCCTTCGACACGGCGGTAAGGTTGCAGTAGTCAAACGGAGGAGGTTCCGATGAACCTGAGAGTGCTGGCAGACAAGTTCCTGGCCGCTGGCAAGGCGTTCGCTGGCGCGTTCGTCGGCGCGCTGGCGTCGGTGTTGCAGCAAACTGCTACGCAGGCCGAGGGTCAGCTCGATGGCGTGAAGTTGCCGGAGACCGAAGAGGAATGGGTAGCGTTCACCATCGCGGTCGGCATCGGTTTCGTGCTGCCATACCTGGTCCGCAACAACCCTTCGGTGCCGAAGGCCCAGTATGACCTGGAGCGAGCCCAGGCGCGCCTTGCCGCTGGCAAACAGGTACGATAGGCCACGTTGTTGTGGTTGTGCCACCCCCGCCCCGGTGAAGATTCGTTCTTCACCGGGGCATTTTAGTAGCAACGCAATGGCGCAATTTGCCAACAACGGCGGTTCGGTGAATTTATCCACGTGTGTGGGCATGGGGATGGGGTGAACATATGTTGCCATTGTGGGAATATGTATGGCAGCTTTCATCGCCAATCCCAATACCTACCAGGCAGGTGTGGATGATTTTGCTGGACACCATTCAAAACGGGCCGCAGCCATACCAGTGCCCGAGCAGCAAGGCGCACGTGTGGGACCCGGCGCAGTGTGAACGGTTTAACCTGGGCGATCCCCCATCGGGGGGTAGCGGCGGCGGCAGACGGCGTGGTCTCCTGGGCCGGATCATCGGAGGACTGACCGGGGGGCTGCTATGAGACAGCTCTGGGCGGCGCTAACGCGCTGGTCAAACGAGTATTTTGCGACGAACTGGGCGCGCGTCCCGTTCCAGCCCGTGCTCTACATGTTCCTGTTCCTCGGGGCTCTGCTGGTCGTCTCGTTCGACCTGGACTACCCGGCGTTCGAGGAGCACAGCGTCATATTCTGGCAGTGGATCGCACTGAGTCTGATCTGCCCGCCGATGGCCCTGTCGTCGTGGATTCTTATTCGCTGGCATCCTGGCCGTCCGCGCTATGTCGGATTTTGGGTGCGTTTGGGTGCCGATGCTGGCCAACTGGCTAGCGTGTCTAGTTTTCTGACGGTTATTTCGCAAGACATCGACTACATTGCGTCGGAATTGTATGCAGCAGAGATATTCTCAGCGGTGTGGTGGTTCATAATCATTCTCGTAATTCGAGATATCTGGAAGTTGGCCATCACTGAACGACTGGCGGCGGTGATAGACAAGCAGCAGAGGGCCGAGGGCGACGATGGCTGTGGCTGAGATAATCAGCACCCTGGTGACAGGCGGCATCGGTGCGGCGATAGGCAGCATCGCTGTCGCCTTCATCAATGCTTGGTCGCGCAAGGGCGAGAGCCGAGCCTCAGCTGCTGACCTGGTGACGAACGCGGGGGTTGGGTTGATCGACAGGCTTGAGCGCACGAACGAGCGCCTGGACAAAGAGAACAAGCACCTTCGGCAGGCTTTGCTGACGTTGACGGACGTGATCGATGACATGCTCCCGTCGCTGCCCGCCGACGACGACGCGACGGAGCGGATGCGCACGAAACTCCAGAAGGCGAACCGTGAAGCGAAGATGGTCGTTTAGGATTGACCTGTGGCCCTGAAGATGCTGGCCGGAACCAAGCAGATCACCACGATCCAAGAGGGTTCCGCGTACAAGGAACGCTGGACAGCAATGCCCAGCGACCCGTGGCCCGCAGGGGCTACTGCGCGACAGGAGTTCCTGGACAGCGCGGGCGGCGTGATCACCGAGCTGGTTGCTGATGAGGTCACCGCCAACTACATCTCGTTCCGCAATCCGTATGAGGATGTTGCCGCCGTCCCGAACGGCGCGGGGTTCCGCTGCTACATCACCGACCCGTCCGAGGACGATCTCGGGGAACAGCTCGTCCGCTACGGGACGGTGTTCCGGCGTCAGCTGACGTTCCCGAACTCCCCGTCCGAGCAGATCGTCTACGAGCCGAAGCGCTTCACGGACACTTTCCAGCGGCCCCCGGGTCGCCTCGGCGGCAAGTGGGTCAACCTGCTGGGCCGTCCGCAGATCAACTCCAATGGCACCGGCAAACCGAACTCGGTCGGCCCCGACGTGCCGTTCTTCAGTCGCTACTTCACGCGCTACTACGTGCCGTTCAACGGCGATTCGGTGCTGTGCTCCATCTCGGCGTACAAGAAGGGCACCGGGGAGACTCTGGTGGCCCTGTGCTGCAACAGCGACGGCAGCAGCTACCTGTATGCGCGGTTCGACGGCGACCAGAACAAGCTCCAGCTGGGCATCGGCCACGGCACGGACATCCTGTTCGGGGCGAACCTGGAGCCCGTGGTGGAGGACGTGTCCCTGACGGTTCCTGGCACGAGCGGCCAGCCGGGGAACTACAAGGTCCGCTTCGATGAGGCGACCAAGGAGTTCGCGTTCTACAACGACGACATGACCGAGAAGCTGTCGTCGTGGGTGGATGAGGACGACCTGGTTCCGCACGGCAAGGGGTACCGCTACTTCGCCATCGCGGCGCAGGCGGGCCTGATCACCAGCGGCATTCAGATCGCCTACATCTCTGCCGCCAACATCGTCTAACCGCACTACGGACAGAGGCGGTCAATGATGTACCATTGTTTGCATGGAGAACATCGTCACTGACCGGGAGAATACCTGGCTGTCGATTGCGGAAGCCGCCGAGTACCTGGGGGTCAACCCTCGTACGGTGCGTCGGTACATGCGACTTGGCCGGTTGGAGGCGTCGCGCGTGTCGAACAAGGTGGTTCGCATTCGGCTGGCCGACATCGACCGGTTCATGGAGCAGAACGTCACGAAGTCGTCGGCGGCAGAGGTCGCGCCGGAGCCGAAGCCGGTTGCGGCCCCCGTCTCAGCCCGACCTGCCAAGCCCGCCGCGCCACGCATTGGTAGGTTCTAAACGTTGACAAAGCATGACAATGAGTGATACGGTACCACCTGTGCAAGACACCGAGCAGGTCGTGGGCGTTGTTGTGAAGCGTGCCCGCGACCTGATCGCCCAACGGGGGTACCAACCGCTGTTTTCTGCCACCAAGACTGGACCGCTGAACATCAGCCACGCGCTGTCGTTGGCGGTTAGTGGAGGTCCGCATGAGCTGCTAGGTGCGGCCCGACAGGCGTTCTCGAAGAACTGGGGAGGCCCAGTCTCAGGACTGCTGGACTGGGAAACTCGGCGTCGTCGCACACAAGAGGAGGTCTTGGACCTTCTCGATGAAGTGATCCGACGATTGGAGTCCCGTGAAACGAACCTTCCTGGCAGGCGTCCTCGCGGCAGTAGCCATCACTCTGCCTAGCCTGGCCCCCGCAGCCCACGCAACCCCTCAGCAGGATGCAGCGTTCTACCAGCTGCTCCACTCGGTCGGCATGAACGTCGGCCCACACGCCGTCAGCAATGCCTACGCCGTGTGCGAGGCCGTCTGGGATGAGGGCCTGCACCCCGAGGCGGTCGCCTGGGCGGTCCTGGCACTTGACCCTGGCCTCTACACCATCGGGGCGGCGCGCGCCTTCGTCGCGGCGTCGATGATCGTCTACTGCCCGCCCGCCGATGGCCCGCAGATGGGGAAGATGGCTGTCTGATGGGCGCTGATCAGTACCCCGAGTTCAAAAAGATCACTGAGCCCGTCTTCGCCGACGTCGAGGCCATCGTCATGATGGCCAGGGATCGCTACTACCTTCCGTTGAAGGCCGTGGAGCGGCGCGTCGCGGCCCACCTGATGCACCGGAGCGGGATGTGCTATCAGGAAATCGCCGAGGTCATGCGGGTCCGCAAGCGGTCTGTGGAGCGGTATCTGGAGCATCCGGTGCCGCCGATCTACGACATCGATGAAAACGGACAAAGGGTGTCGGTAAGTATCGAAACACTGACAAATATGTCAGTGGAGGTCGATACAATAGCGGTGTGACCGACTATACGATCAAGCGAGGCCCCTGGGGGAAGCCGTATGTCACGCGAGACTACGGCCCCCTGGATTGGCCGGAGGGTGCCGACAAGCCGCTCAACGGATTCCTGTACGAGCGCCCTTCAGACATCTCGGGCAACCTCGACACCAAAGAGAACCTGTCCCCATACCACCAGTGCCAGGCCGTCACCGGACTGATGCTGGACAAGGCGCTGGCTATCCAGTTCAAAGCCCTCGTCGCCGAGCATGGTATCCACACGTGGAACAACGCCAAGCATGAGGCGAAGGCTTTGCTGTCGCAGGCTCGAAACAGGGGCGGCGAGGAGCACAAGTCCGGCTTGGGGTCCGGCTTCCACCGGTACGCGCATTTGCGGGACATCGGCCAGCCTATCGAGCCGGAGCACCTGAAAGAGCCAACAATGGAGGACTGGCTCGATTGCTACGAGGAGGCGATGAGTGTCTTCGAGGTTCTGGACGACGAGTGCTTTGTTGTGTGTGACGACCTGGACAATCCTGAGAGCCCGGAAGACATCCGCTGCGCGGGCAACTTCGACCGTCTCCTGCGCGCCAGGCGCGACATCGTGGTCGGGGGGCGCGTTGTCATCCCCGAGGGGGTGGTGGTCATTGGGGATATCAAGAGCGGCAAACAGGACAACGAGTACGCCATGAAGCCCACCATTCAGGTGGGCATCTACGCGCACGGTGTGCGCTACGAGCAGGAGACCGGGCGGCGCTGGCCGATCCACCCCGATCTGTCACTGGACACTGGTGTGCTGATCCATGTGCCATACAACGGCAACGGAGCCCCGTGCTGCGACATCTATCCGCTGGACCTCCAGGAGGGCTGGCGTCTGGCGAAGCTATCGGCGGATATCACACAGGCGCGGAAGATGCGGGCCTACAAGCGTGACGCCATCGCGCGCGTCTCGATCAAGGAAAGGGCTACGGCATGAAGCCGGATGACATCCCGGGCGGCGGTCGGGTGGAAGTGGTCGGCGACGTCGAGATGGAAGCGGACATCTCGGTGCAGCAGCAGGAGGAACTGTTGCGTGAGCTGCGCAAACCGTTCCCCGAGGACCGGATCGAGAAGCTACCCAAGCCGAAGTGGAAGGGCGCGTGGACCGACAAGCGCGGCGCGAACTGCCCCGAGTGCCACGGCTACCACGTCCTGGAGAACACGATCCACCTGGATTATGTGGGCCACGCGAACGTCACCGACCGGCTACTGGAGATCGACCCGTACTGGTATTGGGAACCGATGGCGTACACCGACCAGGGGACGCCGCTGTTCTCCGATGGCGGGTTGTGGATCAAGCTGACGGTGGTGGGCGTGACCCGCATCGGGTTCGGTGACGGCGCGTCGGTGAAAGAGGTCATCGGCGACGCCATCCGTAATGCGGCCATGCGGTTCGGAGTGGGCCTGGACCTGTGGGCAAAGATCGACCTGCAATCGGAAAGGAACCCTGGAGATGGCGAAGCACAGAGAGGCCGACAAGTTTCTCAGCGGCCTGTTCGTGATGGTGATACCCAATCGAAGCGGCAGCGTGGACGTGTTTCTGGACAAGGGGGGCAGTCTGAAGCGCGAGAAGTTCCTGCGCAGGCCAACCCGACACGCGCGGCGAACCAGGATGCACTGGACTACCTGGGCGCGGTGTGTGACGAGAACGGCCTCAGCCGCCGCGCGGTCGCTGAGCGGTTCGAGTCGGACTATGGCCAGGACGTCCGCCAGGCCGACGCCGAACTCATCTGCGGGTTCGCCGACCTGCTCGCCAAGGAATGCAATCCTGATCCCCCTACCGGAGGCGCTGGAGAAGATGGTCGAGCGGATGGCGCAGATGCAGCACCATCAGACGATGAGTCAGCTGGGGATTCATCTGCCGCCGCCGCCGACGTTCCTGCCGAAGTGAACCCTGACGGCACGTGCGTGTGGTGCGGGGAGGCTCATGAGGGTGGGCCGGAAAACTGTTCTGATGTCGCCCAGAAACCGGGGGACATGTTCTGATGACCGATGGTGTGGTTCCAGGTGGCGGCGCGCTTCCGGCGCATTTCCCCGCCCCGCCGCAGCAGGTGCCGCCGCGCGCCGACTGGGACGCGAACAGGGTGACGTTGTTGCTGTTGGAGTTGTCGCGGCAGCTGCAACAGCTCAACGACCAGCTGGACCAGTTCGAGACAGATGCTGTGGAGAAGGCCGAGGAGCTGAATCAGGCGTGGCTGAAGGCGTTCATCAACGCGGAAGGGCCGCAGTATCTCCGCAAGGCCATCGCTGACCGCGACACGCACGAGCAGCGGCTGGCCGCTGAGCTGGCCAAGGTGATGGTCCGTGGGCAGAAACGCAAGATCGAAGTGCTGCGCGAGCGGATCGGCGTGGGCCGCACGGTGGCGTCGTCGTTGCGGGCCGAGCTGGAGCTTGAAAGGGCGCGATGAACGAGCAGCGTTGCACCGTTCTGGTGCGGCGGCGCGCCGGGTCACTCGATCCCGGCCTGGACGAGCATTCCGAGTACCTGCCCTGTGAGGTTTGTGGGAAGTATGCGAAGAATCTGGAGCGTCATCACCGGCAGTTTCGTTCGCGCGGCGGGCTGTGGGTGCCGTCGAACATTCTGCTGCTGTGCCCTGTGTGCCACCTGTCTGCGACGGAGGAGCGGGAGTGGACCGGGGAGTACGGGATGAACGTGTCGGAGCGCCAGGTGCCGGAGGAGGTTCCGGTGAAGCTGTGGCATGAGCCGCGCATGGTGCGTCTGCATGACGATGGGAGTTTCACCGCCGCCATCCTATAGGGGTTGACAATGGCGGACAATGCTGGTAACTTAAATCCCGTGGAGCGCAGGGTCGGCACCGGAAGGTGAACGGCAGCCGCAACTGCCAGAGGGACCGTCCCCGGTCGCACGGCGGGGTGGCACTGACTGATGGCCGCATGGTCCAAACATCGCGGGCCTTCCATCAGCTTTGCCGCCCCGGCGCTCCAGAAGGGAGTCAGGGAATGAAACTGTCCGACCTGAAGCCAGCCGTGTAGCGACCAAAGGTTGACAATGCCGGTGATAGGCTCGTTTACGTGACCTCTACTAGCGGGCTCGAATCCGTTGACCTGTCCAACTACTCGTTCGCTCCGAGCTGCGACCGGTGCCCCAAGCCTGCGGCGGTCGTCGCGCAGGGGTGCGCTGACAAGCATCCCGTCCTGATGTGCGACGACTGCCTCAGCCGGGGCTTGGAAGTGATCGCCATGTTCGTCCGCATGTGGCAGAAGGTCAACAAGCGGGTGTGCGTTTGCGGCGACTGCTACCGGCCGATCCTGACGCTCGACACCCACCTGGAAGTGAGGCGTTTGCTGAAGTGAATCCCGCCCCCCGCGAGTTCGACATCGCTGTCGTCCTGTCTGTCTACTACGACATTTTGCTGTGCGCATTCGAGGACTACCGCGAACTTCTCAACTACATGACCGGCCACGACGTGGCCATCTGGGAGATTCCCCGCGCCCGAAGGCTGTGCGCCGACGCGCTGGAAATCCAGTACCCGCTCCTGGCTCTTCCGCTCATGCCGGAGGGCTTCAAGAACGACCACATGCACAGCGGCAAGTTCATCCGAAAGGTGACCAAGGACTTCGGCGCGTCGCTGCTCCCTGTGGACCCCATCGACCCTGACAAGTTCGTCCCCCACGGCCCGTTCGAGGGGGACGCCTACGTGAAAGCTGACTCATGACTGTCAACCCCATCGATCCGCACACCATCTATCCCCGCCACACCACCGTCAAGCGCGTCGAGATCGAACTCCCGCACGGCAAGGCCCGCGCCGAGGTCGAATACTTCGGCGACCCCTCCGAGGCCGCGTACTGGATGCGATTCGGCATCGAGCAGGCCACCAACCAGCTCATCGGCCAGCTCAACGAGCTGCGCGGTTCAGATGAGCGCTGAAGCCTGGCGCATTCTCGTCACCGGCAGCCGAGGGTGGGCCGACGAACACAAGCTCGCCCTGTCCCTGGACTACTACCTGGCCACGGCACCGAACGGCATCATCATCGTTCACGGTGCGGCCAAGGGCGCTGACCTCATGGCCGAACGCTGGGCCAGGGGAATTGGGGTCCGCTACGAGCGGCACCCCGCTGACTGGGAGGCGTACTGCGGCCCCCAGTGCGAGTCGCACCGGCGCGTCCGCAGGGACGGCGCAACCTACTGCCCGTACCAGGGGGGCATCCGCAACCAGAAGATGGTGGACCTTGGTGCGCACGTCTGCGTCGCGTTCCCGATGCGGCGCTCACGCGGCACCTGGGACTGCGTGGACCGCGCCCTGGACGCCGGGATACCGGTAGTGCTGCGCGGCGAGCCCCGCCCACCGGAGCAGCGTAGTAGAACCCGATATCTGCCATCTCTGTGGCCGTCAGAAACGGAGGTCTAGTGGAATTGCTGTTCGGATACCAGTGCGTGAGCTGTAACCGCTTCTGGTCGTGCCAGGTCGCGCCGGAGCAGAACTACGCCATCATCGCAAAAGTGTGCCCTGTGTGCCTGCCCAACACGATGCGCAAGCTCGCTCCGAGTGAGCTGGAGCGCCGCATCGAGATCGAGCGGCGATGGATGCGGGAGGAGCGCACGCAAAGTGTCGCATGATTGACAGACAGTGACAGTGATGGTAGACAAGAGGGGCGTACGTAGAGTGTAACGCTGTTACGTACGCTGTTAGTAATCGCGTTAGTAACGCAACCTGTAACGCGATCTGTAACGAACCTGTGCGGAGGACGTGATGGGCTGGGTACGGCTCTCGGACGATTTCTATGACAACGGCAAGCTGAGCGAGGTCAACCCGCTCTGCATCAGCCTCTACCTAGCGGCCATCGCATGGTGTAACCGCAACCTCTCGGATGGGCAAATCCCGCGCAGCCGAATACAGGGTCTCCTCGACTTCGACGGCATCGCCATCAACGTGGAGCCTGGCACGGTGGTGCCAGATGAGCCCAGCGGCCTGCTCCTCGACCTCATTGAAATGCTGGTCCAAGCAGGCTTGATACATGAAAGTGGGCACGACTGCGACGGCCAGTATTGCCGGGGGATCGACCCGGGAAATCGCCGCTACCTCATCCACGACTACCTCCAGTTCCAGCCCTCGAAAAAGGAAGTCGAAGAGAAGCGTGTAGCAAACGCGAAGCGCGTCGCCGAGTGGCGTGAACGCCGTAAGAAACCGGATGGTAATGCTGTTACAAGCGACGTTACTAACGACGTTCGTAACGACGTTAGTAATGGGCCTGTAACAACCCCCCCAAACCCAAACCCAAACCCAAGTATCTCTACTCACCTAAGCACTTCTCTTGCGTTGGTAGAGGGGTCTGGGGAGACCCCGGCCAAGGCCGGGGCCGCGACGGCGAAGAAGAAATCTCGCGGTTCTCGATTGCCGGAGGGCTGGGTCCCTTCTGACGGGACGATCAACGCGATGCTGGACGAGCTTGGCTGCGACAAGCAGGAGCTTGTCCGCGAGCACCGATCGTTCACGGACTACTGGCTGGCGGCTCCTGGCCAGAAGGGCGTGAAGCTCGATTGGGATGCGACGTGGCGAAATTGGATGCGTCGGGCGGCGTCGGGCGGCAACATCAGGTCCAGGGCTCCTCTGGCCCAGGCTGCGGCGCAGCCGCCGCGTAGACGCAACAACGACGACAAGATCAACGAACTGCTGAACATGGAGTTGTGACATGCCGCAGGTGAGCGAGAAGGCCATCGAGTTGGCCAAGCTGGTTTTGGCGAAGTGCATGTCGTACGACCCGTACTTCCCAAACGCTTCGGAGTCGCAGGTGCGGGCTTGGGCAGAGCACATCATGCTGCGGAACCCTGACCCCGAGGACATGATGAACGCGGTCGCGGTGTTCTACGAGCACAACACCGAGGGCATCAAGCCGCTCCCGGCGTCGATCTCCACGATTGCGCAGCAGTTGCGGCTGAATCGGACGGCGCATGAGACGCGGGAGCAGCGGGCGATTCGTGAGGCGCGGATCGACGCGAAGGCAGAGGGCCGCGCGGTCGCGGAGTTGACGCAGGGCTCGTCGGAGCGGATCACGCTGGAGGAGTGGGAGCGCCGCCACGGAACGCACATTAATTTCTCGTTTGGAAAAGAAGTGCCTAGCGGCCCGAATCCGCTACGAACTAAGTGCCCCTGGTGCCGCGCCCCCGAAGGTGGCCGTTGCGTCGTTCCTGGGACGAACCAGACGCTAAAGCGGGGCTTCCACGATTCGCGGGTGGCCCTAGCTGAGGGGAGATGCGCCCCTGGGGCTGGGATTCACCAGTCGCCCCACTCCGAGGATTGCGAGGAGGCATGAGCAAGCCGTACGCGAAGCTGGTCGCCGAGCAGATGGGCGGCATCCGGCCTGAGTGCGATGGCTGCAAGGGGTGGGCGCTGACGTTCATCGAGTGCCACCCGGTGGACCTGTGCGCGGGTGCGCAGCAGGCCACGGTGTCGAAGCTGCTGTGCAAAGCGTGTCTGGAGGCGTGCATCGCGGACATTCAGGACACGCTGCTGAACTCGTTCCTGCACATCAGGCCGGATCATTGCTGGCAATGCGGCTTGACCATTGTCAGCCTTTCTGATATCATTGTCCGCATACAACCACTGTGGGTTCTACCCGAGGAGAGCGACGAGTCATGAGCGGATTCAGTCACCGGATCACCGAATGCACCTGCGCACACGCCCCGAAGCACCACAAGCAGTCGGGTGCGTGCCGCCCTGGTTGCCCCTGCAACGCGGGCTACGCCAAGGCCGACCGGAAGCGTCGGGCCAATGCGTGACGCCCTGATCCTGACCGTCATCTTCGCCGCGTTCTTCACCGCTGGCGTTCTGTGGGAGAAGTGGATGTGAACACGAACGTTGTCATTGTCGGTGAGCAACGCCAGCCGGTGACGTTTGGTGTCGGCGTTCTCATCGTGCTGATCCTCGTGTTCGGGGTGATCGTGACGTACTTCTGGCAAATCCTTGCCGTGACCATGCCCCTGCTGGCCATCGTGATGATCAGGCGCGCTGCGCAGCTTGAGCGGCGCAAGCGGGAGGCCATCCTCTCGCGTGCCGACGAGCAGCACCAGCTGTTCCTGAAAGGCGATCTACGTGGGGTTTATGGGGACCATCATGAAAGACCGGAGCCGTGACCTACGCCGATCTGGGCGGGGACCGGGGCAGTACGCCCGCCGCATACGTACCGGCTATCTACAGCACCTGCGCGACGTGTGGAGCCAAACCGATGGCGAAGTGCGTCAACCCTCTCACCGGAAAGGAGAAGAAGGCACCGTGCGTAAACCGAGGACGCGAGAGCAGCGAACGAACTGGCGAGTGAACACGTTGCCGAACGGTGAGATTGTGGCGGTGGAGCCGAACCGGGAGTTCGAGCACGTGTTCGAGGACGATTTCGCTGATCCGCTGATGGCGGCGCTGGAGTACGCGGCCAAGCAGCTACGCGGCGGCGGCGAGGAGGAGAAGGCTTCATGACGCCATCACCTGAACACACCGCGAAGGCCGACAGGTTTCATGCCCAGTGCAGGGAAATCTTCGACTACTACGTGTCGGCGATTGAGCACGACATGAACGAGTACGCGAAGAAGAACCGCAAGCCGATGGATATGACGTTTGCGCATAACGACTTGACGCGCATTTTCCGGCGCGACATGGACGCGGCAAATCTGGCTGGCGTCATGGCTCATGCTGTACTGGCTGAAATTCAACGGAAGGCGCGCGGTGGACGTTGAGGTCACGGAACGGTTTCGCCCTGATGGGACGCCGATGGCTTTCTTCTACGACCGCAATGCGGAGCACATCATTCACCGTCGTAGGGACGGGAGCCTGGAGGCAATCGGCTTCGATTGCCGCCACGAGATCGAGGAGCTGTAGGTGACCTTTGACCTGGGACCGTACTTCTGCGCGAACCCACATCATGCGCTGCTGCATGAGGTCCTGACGAACCATCTTTCCGAGGACCGAAACGGTGTGGCGCTGGAGTTCGGCGTCGGCGACGGCAACAGCCTGCGGTGCATCGCGCGGTACCGGCCGGTGATCGGGTTCGACTCGTTCAAGGGCCTGCCGGAGGATTGGCGTCCCGGCTTCCGGCGCGGCATGTTCAAGCAGGACTTCAAGGAAGTCCTGGCGCGCACGCCGGAGGACTGCATTCTGGTTCCGGGCCTGTTCCAGGACACCTTGCCGGATTGGCGGCAGTCGCTGGAGTCGGACATTCCGATCCACTTGGTTCATATCGACTGCGATCTGTACTCGTCCACGAAGACGGTGTTCGAGCACCTGCCGTGGGACAAGCTGATCCGCGACAAGGCGGCATTGATCTTCGATGAGTTCCACGGCTATCCCGGCGCGGAGAACGACGAGCAAAGAGCTTGGCGGGAGTTTGTCGAGTCGAGTGATATTGATTATGACGTGATTGGGCATGGTCACGAGCAGTGGGCGGTGCGGCTGAAGTGACCACCACCGGGAAGGCAAGGGTCGTGAGCAAAGTTGTCATGTTCTGCTTCGGGGGTCGGCGGGGGAACCTGGAGCTTCAGGTGCCGTTCATTCTCGACATCCTGAAGCGGCACCCATCCGTCGAGTACCACCTGTGGGACCTGGCGCGCGACCCAGCCGACTCGGAGTACATGCAGTCGCTGGCCGATGAGCACGCCGACAATCCGCAGTTCGTCGTGGTGCGCACCTACTCGGGGCTGAAGAATCCCTGGCACTACTTCGACAAGGTGTACGAGCACTACGCGGGCGAGCAGTACGCGGGGAAGCTGTTCGTGAAGCTGGACGACGACGTGGTGTTCATCGAGACGCAGCGGTTCGGCGAGTTTCTGGCTACGATCACGGAGAACTCCGACAAGATCGTGTCGGCGAAGGTCGTCAACAACGGCGCGTGCGGCGAGCGCTTCCCCGAGATCAGGGCGTTCCTGCGGCAGGCCCGCTACAGCCTTCTCGACGTCCACAAGAAGCCCGACTACGCGAAGTTCTGCCACGAGCTGTTCCTGAAGAACTGGAGCCGGTTCGTCGGGGAGCAGCTCAACGTCATCGACACGACAGACTGGCTGTCCATCAACTTGATCGGATACACCTACGAGATGGGCTGCAAGCTCAACGATCTGATCGGCACACCGTCGCCGCGCCGCATCGCGGGCCGATTCTTCCCGCATCCGAACTCCACGGTCGGCGACGAGGGCGCGGTGAACATGCTGAACCGGATGATCTTGAACGGTTTCACGGCGGTACATCTGACGTTCGGCCCACAGGAGAAGCGGATGCTGGCGAAGCGGTGGGACGAGCTACGTGAGCGGTACGCGGAGGTCGGGGCCTGGTATCGCGGGGATGATGCCTGATGCTCAACGTCGTAGTGATCATCCCGTTCCGTGACCGAGGCCGAGACCCGCTGCGCCAGATGAACCTGGATCGGACCCTGAACCAGTGGGCTTGCCACGGCTTCCACTGGGTGGTGTCCGACGACGGCCGGTCGGGGAATGACCAGTTCAACCGGTCGGCGGCGTACAACCGGGCGGTGTCTGAGTACCTGGAGAAGTACGGTCGGCAGGACGTGTTCATCTTCGCCGAGGCGGACATGATCATCACGGACATGAACCAGATCGAAGAGGCGATCCACATGGCGGGAGAGGCCCCTGGACTGGTGGTCCCGTTCGATGAGTACCGGTACTACGGGGATTACGAATCCATACTGATCCGTAAAGGTGAAGACCCGTCGTCGCTGCGCCCGATGTGGGAGATGAAGGCGGGCCGCAGTATCGGCGCGATCAACGTGGTATCTGCGGAGACGCTGAATCTGATCGGCCAGTGGGATGAGCGGTTCGAGGGCAACTGGTACGACGACGACGCGATGAAAATTGCGTTCGACGTGTGCGCTGGCCCGACCCGCTGGGTGGAGGGGCCTGCGCATCACCTGTACCACCTGCCGGGTCATCGCGGCGGGCATCTGTCGCGGGAGGACAAGGCCGCGACGCGCCGCAACCAGACGCGGCTGGGCCTGTATCGGGAGGCGGCGCGGCAGCCGGGGGCTGCGGACAGAATCCGCGACCTGACGATGGGCCGGAGATAACCTTCAGGTATGCCTAAGCACAATCGCCGCGAGAACTGGCGGCAGACACCCACAGAAGAGTCCACCGTCGAGCCGCCGACCGTGGTCGAGCCAGATGACGAGACTCAGGTCGGCGGCATCTACATCCCCAGTGACGGCATGTCCGACGCGCATCACGAATCGTCCGACGAAGTGGAGTAGCGGTGGTCGAGTACGCCATCGGAGTCGTCTCGCATATTGACCGTACGGCGATGGCTGCTGACCTCTCTCGGCGTGCTCGGCCGAGGTTCGTGAGCCCCGACAATGGGACCCTCGGCGCGTACGGGAACCACGAGCTGGTGCAGCGCTGGCTGGCCAATGAGGCTGGTTGGTCGGTGGTCCTGGAGGACGACGCGCTGCCGTTGCACGACTTCCACCATGACCTTGAGCAGGCGCTGGAGATGGCGTCGCATCACGAGAGCGTGAAGGTCGTCAGCCTGTATCTGGGGACCGGGTATCCGGCGAACTGGCAGCGGCAGGCGACAGCGGCTGCGGCGACCGACGCCAGCCTGATCCTGTGCAACCGGCTGCTGCACGCTGTCGGCTACTGTGTGGCACCGGAGATCAAGTCGGAGCTGTCGTACTGGCTGGGTGCCCGCAGTCACGGCAGGCCGATTGACCTGGAGTGCGCGATGACGACGTGGCTTCAGGCCCATGACTATCTGGTGGCGTACACGAACCCGAGTTTGGTGGATCATCGGGACACCACTCCGGTTCTGAAGCACCGCCCTGGGACGTTCTCAGCGTCGCGGAAGCTGCCTCGGCGAGCCCACAACACCAACCAAAGGTTGACATGGGATGACAATGCTGTCATAATGTTCAGATGACCAACCCGACCGTTCCCCCCGCGCTTGCCCAGCTCCCGCAGTTCACGGCTGCCTACTGGGAGAAGGCCCCCCGCGAGAAGGCCAAGCTGAAGATCACTCGCATCACGAAAAAAGACGACGGCTACATCGAGTTCGTCTTCGAGGACGGCACAGCGTTCATGCGCAACGCGGGCGAGTTCGACATGGCGATCTTCGAGACTCTGCACGCCAACTCGGTGGTGTACGTCGAGACGTTCAACGTCTCCCTGGTCACCGGCATGTGGGTGCCCGATAAGGGCTGGGTGTTCCGCATGACGGCGCAGGACCTGGCCAACTACGCGAAGACCGTGGCCTCGGCGGGGCACGCGGTGCGTGAGCAGGCCCGCCGCGAGATGGAGAACTTCATCGCACTGGCCCTGGAGGAGGGTATCCGCGAGCAGGTGGATGAGGTCATCAAGCACGACGAATTTGTGATCGAGCTGGGTGATGGTGGGCCGACGATCTGCACGGACACCCTGGCCAAGTTTTTGACGAATGCCCTGGAAGTGGCCAAGCTTTCCCAGCAGCGCTAACGCGAGAGGATTTGACCGCAAATGCCTATGAAGCTTGATTCGCAGACTGGCTGGGTGGTGAAGAAGTCCCCGGTCACCGGGCGCTGGGAGGCGCGAAACTGGTTCTTCAAGAGCGCGGCAAAGGTCCAGGAGTTCGCCACGGCCCGCGAGGCGTGGGACTTCGTGGTCGCGTCCACCTACGGCAGACACGACCTTCACCGGATCGACCTGGGGCGGTGGGACGCCGCGTACCTGCTGGTGCCCATGCGCTATGTCATGGGCCTGGAAGAGTGGAGCTTGACCCGGCTCGGGTGGGAGGCGGCGCTGGGCCTGCCAGAGGATCATCTCGGCCCGGTTCCACGAGATGGAGCGGAAGCTGGAGGAGGAACAAGATGAACATCGTTGAGAAGCTCGCGCGCGCGTTGTGGGAGGCCGTGCCGTACGGACGCCCCTTCGAGTGGTCCGCACATCCGAACGAGGAGATGAGAGACCACTACAGAGCACGAGCCAGCAAGCTGCTGGATCAGTTCGAGATCAAGGAGCGGCCGTGAGCAATCCATCCACTAGCGACCGAGGAGCAGCTGACCGAGCTGTTCGGGGTCGATGCAGACACGATCTACCAGTGAAATATCGCGGGCGCAGCGGCGAGGTTGGCATTTACAACGACCTTGGCGAGCGTGTTCCGTGATTACCGGCTACGAACGCGGACCCGTCAAGCTTACCGATGATGACCATTGCGGCAGGGGTCGGCGAACCGTCACCCTAACCGTTGGCGACGACGCAGACGATACGGCCATCCGCAAACTTAACCGCGAGTTGACCGAATACGGTTTTGAGCTTGTCGGCGCGCTGACCCGCTGGGTTTCCGATGAAGAGGCAAGGGAGGGTTAAGTATGGCGTGGTCTGAGCGCGGAGATCGTAAAGGCGCGCGGCGTATGCCGGAGAAGCTGCGCCGCGAAGTCATCAAGCGGGACCGGAAGATGGGGCGAGGATGCTGGTTCCTCTACACCGACATCTGCCTGGGCATCGACCAGCCCCGGGTGCAGGTCCACCACATCATCGACGCGGAGGACGACGGGCCTGACGACCTCGACAACCTGGTGACGGCCTGCACCCCGTGCCACGTCCGATACAGCGCCCGCGTCAGCCAGAAGCGCAGCGTGGCAAAACAGAACGAATGGAAGCGAAAGCCAGAGAAACACCCCGGAGTTCTGGACTAGGGGTTCCCACCAGCTAATCTGGCAAGGTGACGCTTCCCAATGGCCCAGCCGGTCTCGCCACCGTTGGCCTTGAGTTTGCATTCACCAACGATGGCTCCATCCCCGGCGCGATCAACCGGACCCGCGACAACATCGAAGCAGTCCTCAAGGGTGACATCTTCGCCTCCGAAGGGTGGCAGGGCGCGCACCTGATCGCGTTCGATGGCCTCCCGGCTGGCATCCCGCTGTTCCTCGGCCACACCATGAAGATGGCCGAGCAGATCACCGGCATCCCGCTCTCCACCTGGGGCGATCCGGCGCTGGGCCTCATCAATGAGGTCTTCGACGCCATCGGCACGTTCTCGGCGCGCCTGACGTCGATGTTCCCGTCCATCGACTTCACCAAGATTGGGTCCTGGAACCCGGTTGAGGAGATCATCGACTGGATCGTCAACGACCTGCTTCCGCTGGGCCTGTTCCCGGGCCTGGACGACTTGCTGGGGGTTCTCCCCGAGTTCATCGGCGCTATTAGCATTCCGCTGGGCGCGATCACCGCCGAGCGACCGAACCTGCTCACGGACCCGACGTTCCCCGATGGTGCCATCGCGGAGAACGAGATGGGCTGGGTGGTGGACCTGGGCAGCTCCCGCACGGTCGGCGGGACGGGCGCGGCCCACATCGAAGCGGACGGCAACTATCACGCGCTGCGCACCGGAGAGACGCCGGATGACCGCATTCTGGTCCGCGCGGGCCAGACATTCACCGCCGAAATCTGGGTGTCCTACGAGAATCTGGTGGCCAGCGGCCAGTGCATTCAGTTGCACGTCATGCCGTTCAAGGGCGACGAGCGCCAGTCGTCTGTGATGCTGGACTACCACGTCCCGAACTCCGAGAACCTGGGCTGGCCGGGTGTTCAGCTCGTCGGCGACTATCGCGTCCCCGAAGGGGTCACGTCGGTGCAGAAACGCCTCGTCCTCACCGACGACGCCCTCTCTGGCGATGTCTGGTGGGACGACGCCGAGTTCGGCCCTTCCGGCAAGCTGTTCCTGGATTGGATCGAAGGGCTCCCCGAGGCACTGGCCGACGAGTTGGGCCGCTGGCACCTGCTCAAGGACTCGATCTACAACGCCATCACCGGGGCGCAATCCATCTTCACGGAGATGGAGGACTTCATTGAGGCGTTCACCCACCTGCCTCCGACGTTGATCGTCGGCTGGGGCGGGCCGGGGAACATGGAAGAGACGCTGAAGGCGCTGACGAACGCCATCGTCGGCGGCGTCGTCGGCCTGCCCGATGCGGTCGGCGCGGGTATCTCCGACGTCGCCTCTCTGCTCAACCTGGTGTCCCAGCTGGCGTCGCGCGGCGGCATGGCGTGGGACGTGCTGGGCATCCGCAACAACACTCGAATCACCACAGGGTTCCTCAAGACGGGCCACTCCAACCGCGACCTGGCGGTGATCCGCAAGGCGAGCGCCGCGACGTATTTCGCCGCGACGCAGACGAACACGGCGGTCGCCTCTGAGCGGATCGAAGTGTCTGCGCCCATCGGCGTCATCTCGTGGCTGGGGTATGGCACCAGCGGCATCACTGAGTTCTACATCAACGTGTGGCTGGTGGAGGGCGACAACCGGAAGCTGCTGCACCATTCCCCGAACCTGGTGAGCATTCTCGACGTTGCCGCCACGTCGTCGGAACCTGGCTACATGTTCTACGAGATCGACCCGGCCGGGAAAATCCCCTCGGAGGCCGGTCAGGAGATTCTGTACGAGTTCATCCCAGTCGGCGGCACGCACTACATGGTCTGCGACGTGGAGGGCAGCTGGGTTAAGCCTCACCCGCTGGCCACATTGGACGCATTTGCCTACACGCGCAGCGAGTCGAGCCCGAACGCCCCGGCCATCACCCTGGCCAAGACGGCTTTCACCGCATCGACGTCAGTTCCGTGGGTGGAAGCGGCCATCGAGGTCGGCGATTACTCGGGTTCCTACGACCCCATTCAGCTCTATGTCGCCGAGAGCGGCAGCCGCCCTATCCCCGGCTGGGTCAACTTCGTGGACGTCGTTATCGCTCCCGCTGGCGGCGGTGGCCGCGCCGGGGCGACAGGCGGGTTCTTCGGCGAGGGCGGAAAGGCCGGTCCCTTCTTCAAGATGACCCTGGAGCGCGGTGTCCACTACTCTGGCTCCAGCACCATCTTGTCGTGGACGCTGGGCGACGGCGGCAACGGCGGTACCCTGTTCGACCCGATGGGTAAGAAGGGCGAGGACAGCGAGGTCTGGCTCCCGGGCTACAGCTTCACCGTGGAGGGCTGCAACGGCGGCACCATCCTGCGCAACATCATCACCGGCGACCGGCCGAGCGGCCAGAGCCCCGGCTACACCGAATACAAGGGCCTGAAGTGCCCTGGCGGCAAGACGCAGGAAGCGTACGGCGGCAACGGCCAGTTCCCGGGCGGCGGCGGCAACGGCGGCAACTGGCTGCTGCTTCAGAGCGGCGGCAAGGGCGCGCCTGCCGCCATGTGGCTCCAGATGCGCCAGGACGCGCTGGAGGACGAAACGGTGGGCGATACCACGCCGCCGACCGCGCCGACTGTCGCACTGGTCGGCAAGTCGTTCTCCACGATCACTGTCACGGCGGTCGGGGGCTCCGACAACAGCGGCGTCATCGGCAGCCACAACTACTTCATCGCGCCGGAGGGCGAGGACCCAGTTCGCGTCAACATGGACCCGATCCCGCACGGCGAGAACTGCGTGTTCGAGGGCCTGGACTCGAATACCGACTACGACATCTGGGCGACGAACCTGGACCTGTCGGGCAACGAATCGCCAATGTCGGACCCGACCACTGTCCGCACATCTGCCTACGAGTGGGAAGACGCGCCGATGGACCCGGCTCTCACCGCGCAGATCGACGCGTTCGTGTCGTCCATGATGTCGGACGGCGCTGGCCCCGGCATCTCGGTCTACATCACCGGCCCGCAGGGCTATTACGCGAAGGCTTACGGCAGCGCCGGATCGCGTCCGCTCACCCTGGACGACCACTTCCGGCTGGGCAGCGCCACGAAGACCTTCACGGCGATGGCCGTGCTCCAGTGTATCGATGAGGGCCTGTTCGATTTCGAGACCACGCTGGCGTCGTTCGACCACCCGCAGTACGACCTGTCGAAGATTCCGTACGCCAGCAGCATCAAGATCAAGCACCTGATGACGATGCGGTCGGGCGTCTACGACTACCAGACGAACTTCCTGGTCCTGATGATGTTCTACCTGAACCCGACGTTCAACTTCTCGCCAGCAGGTGCCTACCAGCTGATGCGGGACAACAACGGCATCGGCCCCGGCAAGCAGTTCCAGTACAACAACGGCAACCACGTGCTCCTGGGCTTCTGCGTAGAAGCCGTCACTGGCCGCAGCATCCGTGAGTATGTGAAGACCGAGTTCATCGACGCCCTGGGCCTCACGGAGACCTACTGGCCCGCGTTCGGCGACTTCGGCATCCGCGCGCCGTACACAAACGGCTACGGCGGGCCGCAGGGCACCGGCCAGAACATCACGAAGTTCAACCACGAGCTGTTCGGCGCGGCGGGCGCGATCATCTCCACGATCAGCGACCTGCATCGGTGGACCGAGAGCCTGCGGGACAACTACTGGCTCAGCCCCGAGCTGTGGGACATCTGGACCACGGTGTCGTGCCCGCTACCGAACAATGCCGGGTACGGCGGGCCGACCTACCAGGGCTACGGCCTGGCGAACTACATCTTCGGTCGCTGGCGGTCGCACCCGGGTTCGCAGCCAGGGTTCGAGGTCTCCTCGTTCTTCAACATCGACAACGGAGCAGTCATCTCCATCATGGAGAACTCGCAGTCGGCGACGGGTGGCATCGGTGTCGCCGTCATGCTGCGCCTGTTCCCGCAAATCGCCAATCTGCTGTACCCAGGTTCGATGGAGACGCCAGAGTTCACGCCATGCACCCTGACGTCCGACCCTGAGATTGAGTGGTCCGTATGAGTGGATGGTGGGCAGAGGCTTTCATCAAGCTGGAGGGCATCGCTTCGGCCGAGGAGTTCGGCGCTCCGTCAGTGGCGACGGGTGCGGTGAACATCTCCGGTGTTGGCGGCATCGCTTCGGCTGAGGCGTTCGGCACGCCGACGTTCATCTGGGAGCAGGATGTCGAACTGTCGGGCATCCCTTCGGCTGAGGCGTTCGGCACGATGAAGCTGAATCAGAACGTAACCCTGACTGGCATCGAGTCGGCCGAGGAGTTCGGCGGCATCGCCGAAATCAACCAGACCCTTATGCTGTCGGGCATCCCTTCGGCCGAGGCGTTCGGGACCACCGTCGTCCGAGCCGGTCAGCAGCCGGAGATCGTCGGCTTCAACATCAACCCGGGCACGACGGTCACCATCCCGGCGCACCAGGTCGGCGACGTCATCGTGATCATGGCGTACAACGACGGCGCGACGAACCCCAGCCTGCCCTCGGCGGGCGGCACCGTTCCTACGTGGAACAACGTCCACAACGGCAACGGGAACACCAACGCTGCGCGCGTGGCGTGGGCGGTCGCCACGGCCACCAACCACACATCGGGCACCTGGTCGAACTCCACGGCAGTCGCCGCCGTGGTCCTGCGCGACGCGGAAGAGCTGGACCCCATCGGTGCGCGCAGCCTGAACTTCGGCTCCGCATCGAACCAGTCGGTCGCCAACGCCTTGACCACCGACCTGTGGAATAACGAGGGCCTGTCGCAGCTTCTCTACGGGCACGGCCACAAGACGGTGACCGCATGGAGCGCCGCACCATCCGGCTTCACCCGGTTGGGTCAGGTCAACACCGAACTCGCGGTGAACGTGAAGGACGATTCCACGACAGACGGCGCGGCCACTCAGGCAGCCACCACGTCGTCGTCGGCGGGCTACATGGGCACCATCGTGGAAGTGAAGCGCCGCCCCCTCACCGGCTATGTGTGGCCCCGCCGCGTCGTCACACACGGCAACTCGTCTAGCAGCTCCTCGGAGGCGTTCACCTGCGGTGCGAACGACCGGGTGCTGGTCGTGTCTGCGTCCGACCGCGTTGCAAACTTCACGTGCAACGTGGACGGCGACGTGCTGTCAATGGGCAAGGTGGCTCAGATTCAGTACGACGCGGCCTGGGGCAATGGGACCCTGGATATCTGGCTGTCGAAGAAGCTCACGGCAGGCGCGCACACACTCAACCGGAACTCTGGCGCGTGGAGCTACTTCGGTATGCAGATCGTCGCCAACGTGGAGAGCGTTCGCGGCCTGGCTAAGACGACCAAGACCGCTGGCGGCAGCACCACGGCCTCCATGAACGTCGGTGCGCCGCCGTCCGGTGGCCGGACTGTGCAGGCGTTCGGCGTCGGCTCCAACGCCAGCCTGGCCAGCCCCCTGGGCGGCAGAAACCGCATCCTGGCCAACTCGAACGCGTCCATCTCGGTCAGCGACACAGATGAGGCCACCACGTTCAGCGTGTCGAAGAGCAGTTCACCCGAGTGGGCGGGCCTGGCTGTCGAGTTGTCGCCAGAGGCCCCGAGCGGGCTGCGGCCCAACCCGATCCGGCACCCAAGGATCGTCGCCAGCGGCCTGGGTTCGTCCACCATCTCCACAACAGTGGACCTGGTGGCCGGGGAGACCTACATCTTCGACTTCGTGGCCGACCGAGGCGTCTCTACGCCGCTGACGTTCAAGATCAATGGCAACACCATCCCGCTAGAGGCGTGGGTGAACTTCAACGGCACAGCGGCGGATGCCGGTCTGGAGCGGTGGATTTTCACCGCCCCCGCCACGGACACCTACTCGATCACCGCAGAAACGATCACCGGTGGCCCGTGGTGGTATTTGCAGATGGGCTGCCTCCAGGGCGTGACGAGCGTTGTAGCGAGCGCCACGGCGGCGGGCACCGGCACCAGCACCGCGCCGTCGCACAGCGTCAACCCGAACGCCGGGGAGCTGGTCTACCACGTTTTCGCTGGCCCGCAGACGAGCCTGTACCGGGAGACTGGCGGCACCCAGTGGAACCACGAATCCAACAACGGAGCTACGCTCGCCACCAGCCTGGCTGACGCCGCCGCCACATTCGCCTGCCCATCCACCCAAGGCTGGGGCAGCATATATACCCGTTTCGCCTGATCTGAAAGGTAGGATTTTCCTCATGGCAAACCAGCTATATGGCAAGGGCCGGGAGAAGTTTCTTCGCGGCGAGCTGAGTTGGAACAACGACAACATCAAGTTCGTCCTGGTCGATGTCGCGGACTACACCGTGAGCATCGACACCCACGAGTTCCTGTCGGACATCCCATCCGGCGCGCGGGTGGCGACGTCAGGCAACGCGAGCGGCAAGAGCACCAGCCTCGGCGTGGCCGACCTGGCCGACTTCACGTTCACCCTCGTCTCCGGCGACCCGAGTGAGGCCATCGTGGCGTACAAGGACACCGGCACCGACGCGACGTCGCCGCTGATCGCCTACGTAGATTCGGCCACCGGCCTGCCGGTCACGCCGAACGGCGGCGACGTGAACATCATCATCGACAACGGCCCGAACAAGTTCTTCAAGCTGTAAGATAGACATATGTTGACAGAAGTAGACATTGAAGCCAGGATTGAAGCTGGCCGGTCAGCGGCAGAGTCGGCGGCGGCGCACGGCCCCATCGAGCACAAGCCGTTCGGCCAGACGTCTCCGGTGATTTACCCGTACACCTACTGGTACGTGTACGGGTACAACCAGTACGTCGATGAGGTCAACGGCGCGGGAGGTTCTGAGGAATGACGGACATCGCTTTCGGAAATCCCCCGGCGCTCACCCCGCCACAGTCGCTCGATGAGCGGGTGGCCGACCTGGACATGCGTGTCCGCAAGATCGAAGAGATAATCGAGCAGTCGCGCCTGGCCCAGCAGCGGCAGATGGCGCAGCGTCTCGCCCAGAACCCCGACCAGCTCCAGACGCTACAGAAGCTGGTAGAGATGGCTCAGCAGCAGCAGGGCCAGCAGCCCCCCCAGGCACACGGCTGAGCCGATCTCCCATACGTGCTCGGCGAATGCCAGCACGCGGGGGTGCCGATCAAAAAAGCCCTGCCACCAGGACATGTCTCTGACATTATCCGGTGGCAGGGTTTTATTGACGCTTCAAGAAGGTGTGTCGGGGTGGGGGAGGAGAGAGTTGAACCCCCCCGCGCTGCGTTGTGGGGACGCAGCGCGCCGACCCGGCCCCCGAGTCGCAGACTACGCCCTGAAATCAGGGCCGTACCCGAGAGTAGGCTCCCCACCACCCTCCTCCGGTGGGCGGACAACGAACCGGCTTCGACCCATCTGCGGCGGGACCCTATCGCGGCGGTCCCCGCTGAATAGGTAGTCCCCGATCAGCTGGTTGTAGTCGTGCCTACTCGTCGTCATCGTCGTCCTTGTCCCATCGTTCCCAGCTGAGGACCCAGATCGTGAAGATGCAGAGCAGGATGATCGCCAGAGAGACGATCACCCCACCCCACCCTGGCGCTGCGGTCACCGGGCAGCCACCACCTTTTCGATGGCCGCGATGACCTGCTTGTCGGCGGCGGTCTGCTTCCCGCTCAGCGCGCGCCACGTGTTGCGCTCCGAGCGGCCCGACCCCTTGATGCTGGAGTAGTGGTGCTCGAAGGTGTTGTAGCGCTGAACCTCACCGAGCGCAGTGCCGATCCACTGCGACACCATCGGGTCCTCGTCCAGGGCCACCAGGCGCGCCCGCTTGTTCTCGGCCAGCGTGTAGGCGCGGCCCTCGTCCTTGGGCAGCGGGGCGATGATGTCCATGACGTGGATGCGTTCCTGCCGGGTCAGCTCGATGTCGATGAGCGATTCCAGCTCGTGGTTGAACTCCTCATCCACCCGCTCCAGTAGGCCCAGCACGTCGCGCTCTTCCTGGAGGTCGTGCATCGACATGGCGGTGTGCTTCCGCTTGAACAGGCGACCGGCCTCGCGGGCCTCCAGCAGGTTCCAGGTGAGCGTGTTGTCGCACACTGTGGCGGTCACCGTCAGGGCGTCGGTATGGGCCAGGGAGCCGTCCATCGACGTCGCGGCCACGAAGTTTGGCCGGTAGGCGTACCCGGCCTTGGTGTTGACCATCGTCTCCGGCAGGCTCATCTCCACCCAGGCGCGGCCACCCTTGGACAGCACACCCGCCGAGCTGATACCCAGCTGAGTGCCCATCAGGGCCTCCACGCGCTCGATCAGGGTGACCTGGTAGGGCGGGTGGTGGACACCGGACTTGAAGACGCCCAGGTCGTAGTCGTTGTCGTCGCGGAGCACGCCGACGCGGCCCTGCTGCGACTTCACGACGCGGAACACGTCACCGTTGACCATCACCATCGTGCGGTTGTCGAAGAGGGTTCCTTCGGGCACCGGAACAAGGTAGGCGACGTCCACGGTCTGCGGGTGCCAGTTGAACAGGCGGCGCATGACGTCGGCGACGGGGATAAACCGGGGGTAGTGGTTGCTCTCCTCCTGGAGGTCGTCGCGGCGGTGCCACGCCGACCCGCGCTCATCGACCATGCCGATGAGGGTCTGGGTGTTGAGGTCGATCATCAGTTCCTTGGTCATGTGAACCTCTCTCGCGGGGCTACTAGGCGTATGCCTACGAGCATAACAGGCAATGTCAGGCATTGTCAACATGCAATTGCGTATCAGTTACTGATCAACCCACTCGCCCACCTGTGGCGGGGGCCGGAACCAGCGCTGCAACCGCGCCTTCGGGTACGGGCAGTTCTCCAACCCCCAGTGCGCCGACTTCTCATTGGAGGTCTCGAGGGTGATGTGTTCGTTGCCCTGCTCATCGATGCCGATGACCCGCCACCATCGGCTAGCGACCAGCAGAACGGTCTTCTGCTTGCACGCGTACAGGTCAGATGGGGTGGATTCACTCACTGGTCTCTCCTCTCGTTTGGCGCGCGCCACGTTGCGCTTCAGGGTCAGCCACGGCGTTTCAGCACTTTCTCCACGCGGGCCGCGATGTCGTCCCACGTATCCACCGGCATGGAGATGACCGGGCCTGTGCCCACACCCTGCGGCCAGATGTCCAGCTCTTCGCGCTGGGCGTCATAGAGCACCACCGGCTCGTCTTCCGGGACTTTCACGGTGGTGAACATGCTGACGCGGACTTCGCTCTGACTCATGGGTTCCTCACTTCTGCCACCAGCCGAACCCGCACTTGTAGCAGATTCGCTGGACTCTCGACTGCTTGAAGACGCGCCCGATGCGGACGCGGTAGAACAGGTGCCAGTCCCACCGGCCGCAGCACGGGCACTCCGCGTACGAGCGGAACTCGCGGAACCGCTCATCCAACTCCAGCGGCGTCATCTCAACGACGCACATTGTCACCAACCCCCCCCGTGCCGATCAGTTTCCTCGTGGCAGATGTTGATCTCCTCGTGCAGGTCGCTGAGGATCACCCAGTAGAGCGGGACACTGATGAGCGCGATGACGAGCGCAGCGGCCACCACACCCCACCAGAACTCAGGCTTTCGGGTCATCGCCTCTCCTCCCACAGCAGCTTGCCGTCAGCAGTGGTCACCGACGACGGCTCCCACTGGCCACCCAGGCCGAAGCGCGATGCGCACTGCACGCACAGGCTGTGCGGCAACTCGGGGCTGTTGAACGCCTCATCGATGGCGTCGTCGTAGTTCTCGGCCAGCACTTCCACCCGCGCCTCAACGACCTGCGTCAGATACACGATGAACTTCTGCCTGTCAGCCATGCTCACTCCAATCCAGTTTCTTTCACGAACGCCTCCACGACCTCGGGGTCGAGAAGGCGGGCACCCCGCATGTCGATGCGACGCCCCAGGTACTCCCACTTGAAGCCCAGCGGGGTCCGCTTGGCCCGCTGGGCGTACCACTGGCCCGACCGGCCGACCGTGATCTTCACGGCCATCGAACCCACCTGGTACAGGCCAGGCTGAATCTTCGCCTTCGCTGGGGTGGTGCCAGCCAGACCCCGGCCCTGATCGAACAGGAACGCGATCAGGTCGCTGGCCTGCCCGTTGCGGCCACCGGTCAGCTGGTCAAGGGTCATATCCCGACCGAAGCGGGAAGCCACCACCTTGTCAACGCACAGGCCACGCTCCTCGCACAGGTGCTTGATGAGGTCGCGCTGCTTGTCGGTGATGTGCTTGGCGACGGTCGTGGCCACTGCTACTCCTCGATGAATCTGGGGGGTCGGGTGAAGGTCAGCCCCTGGAGTGCTCGGTTGATGAACCACATCTCGTGGACGAATGCTTCGTTCATCTCCACGCGAAGCGCTTGCCAGCGCTCGTCCAGGGGGGTGTGCCGATCAGTTTTTTCGCTGAGCATCGGCTCTCCTAGATGTTTGCGTACCAGTAATCTACCACGTTTGTCCACCAATGTCAACCATTGGTGCCCCCCGTGCCGATCAGTTTTTTCGCACGCCCGCGCAGGAGAGACACCCCCCGTGCCGATCAGTTTTCCGACACCCCCCCGTGCCGATCAGTTTTTTCGCACGCAACGTGGATATGCGCGAGCTGCACTTCGGACTTGAGCTGGCGCTCACGAATCTGATCCGCGTGCAGGATCATGCGCTCCTCCAGGCGGGTGACCATCCACTGCGTGCCGACAACACGCAGCAGGATGAACACCGACAGGGTGAAGTTGCCGAACAGCAGACCCACGACGATGGCATTGACGGACACGGCTGGCTCTCTCTCTCAGAAGGGCGGGGTGGTGCCGTCGTCGGGCGACGACGGCGTGCGATCTTCACGGTTCAACGCGATCAGGGTGAGCTTCCAGCACCAGTGAGCGTGGCGCTCTTCCCGGTCGCTCGCCGATTCCTGGCCGCAGATGTCGCAGACGTGCATCACACGTACTCCGATCTGAGCCACTGGCGGCACCGGATGATGCACAGGGGTGAGTAGTCGGTGAGGAAGTGGTCACCTTCGAGGCGTAGCGCGCTGACTGCCAGGCGCTCCGAGTCTTCCTCGCTCCACACCATGGTGATCACGACGTCGCCCTGCTCGGGCTTGCGGAAGTAGTCGCACCACTGGCCTCTATGGTGACTCCAGCCGAGCTGGGCGGCTTCGTTGCGGACGAGCTGGCGGGCTGTGGGCCGGTTCATCATGCGGGCTCCCTCGGGTCGGCGGCTGGCACTTATATGTATACCAGCATTGTCCCGCATTGTCAACCACCCAGAATGGCAGAAGGGGGCCGCGCCGCGCCCCCGAATTACAGCCCCGGAATTACAATTGGAGGGTGCCCCCCGCCATTAATCCCCCGGCCATTAAGGACCCCCTTAATTGCGCGTTGGCTGACACGAAAGCGCCCCGAAAGGGCACCCGAAGTTTGCTGTTCGGCACCCCTCCAGAAAAAGTTCGGGTGACCGAACTTTTGCCGGCCGCCGGTTAGGCTACCCTAACTTAGGGTCACCTAACTACTTAGGCCACCCTAACTAAGGCAACCCTAAGAAATGAGGCAACCCTAAGTAAGGTGCGCCTAAGTAATCATCACCTAACTAATCCCGCATACGTAAGGCAATACTTACTTTGGATGACCTAAGTTGCCCAGGTGGACCGGCTGCGAGCTGGCGCGACGTTGCGGAAACGCATTGCGGCAACCCGTACCGTTGCCGCTACCGAAAGCGCATTCAATACCGCGGGTACCGCGTGTCTCCGATTTCGACACGCCGGTTTTACGTGGTCAACCATAAGTTGACGGGCTGCAAAAGCTTGACAATGCCGGACACACATATAGAACGGAAACATGCACCACGACGAACCGCCCATCTTCTGCCCTACTTCTGCCATCCGCGCGCTTGCCGATTGGGTTGCAGCAGATGAGGCACGGCGGTTCGTCGCGGCGCGTGTCCATATTGAGGCTCGACGTAATGGAGGTACCGCCTTTGCACCTATGGCTACCGACGGCGATTCAATTCGCAGCGATTGGTGGACCGGCTACAGCAGCACTGTTCATCGCTGACGTCGCAACCAAGACGACCGTTTTTAACCGAACCAACCTGGAGGTAACCGAAATGTCCCGCACTCCCGAATTTCTCACCGTTCCGTCGTTCGATGAACCGACTCCTGAAGAGATGTCGCAATGGGATGACATCGATGGCTTGGACCTCGATGGGTATGCCGGTGACGTTGAGTTCACTGGGGAACCGTGGCTCTCGTCGTTGCTGTACTCCGACTATGCCAGCGCCGCCGACGACGACGACCGGCCGCGCATGGACATCCCGGCCCACGTCCTGGAGGTCAATGCCACGCCAGATATCGCCGACGCCGCTACCGACATGTGGACTGACTGACAAGACGACCGCCAGGTCCCCACCTTCAACCAACCAACCAAAAAGGAGAACCAACAAAATGCCGTTCATCGATACCGCCGAACGTGACTGCGACAACTGCGGCGCGACTATCAATATCGATCACGAGATTTACTACGAGTGCGATGAATGCGGCCACTACTACCGCTGCGAGTCCTGCGGAGAGTGCGACTACCACGACGACGATTACTACGGCTCTAGGTCTGAGTACAACGTCCATGAATGGAATTGGCGTCCGTCGCGTCTGGTCTTCAAAGGGGATCAGTCCCAACCCATGTTCGGGGTCGAGCTGGAGGTCGGCGGTTATGAGTCGGACATCGCGCCGGTCGTGACGTCCATCGACGCGAGTGAGTCGCACCTGTACATGAAGCACGACGGTTCCATCGATGGCGTCGAGATCGTCTCTCATCCGATGACGCTGGCATGGGCTCGCGGATTCAATTTCGATGGCCTACTGCGGGGCCTGGAGGGCAGCGGCGCTTACGTAGAAGATGGCTACGGCTATCACATTCACGTTTCCCGGGAATCGTTCCGGCGCGGCAAGGTGCGTACCGTTGCGCCACACCAGATGACGTGGCTTATGTTCATCTACCGCAACGCGGAGAACTTGAAACTGTTGGCACGTCGAGACTCCAGCCAATGGGCATCATTCCGCGCACCCCGATATGGCGAGCTGGCACGTAAAGCGGTACAGCCGGATACGTCCGACACGCGGTATGTCGCGGTGAACTGCCAGAACGCGGCCACCTACGAACTCCGGTTTTTCGCCGCAACCCTGGACCCAACAGAGTTCTACGCTGCACTCGAGTTCGCACACGCAAGCGTCGAGTACACACGCAAACTCACAACGCGGGACGTGTTGACTGGCAATGCCCTGGAATGGCGCACATTCTCTGATTGGGTGGCGCGGCGCGGCGACATGCATCACCTGGAGGCAGAGTTGGACCGCATCGGTCCCGATACCGTTCCCACAGCCAAGGGTCTGCCGCTGCGGGTACGTATTCGCCACGCAAACCCGCTGCCCGGCGATTGGATGTTCGGACCAATGGCATTGCCCGACGCGATTGCCTATGCCGGTCACGGTGGCCAGGTGATTCGTGGCGGGTCCCGCTATTGGGTCGAGGAAAACCCCGGCACCGAACCAACGTTGGTGAATGTGTACGACGAGAACGAACGGCATTCCTCGTCGTGGTTCTCTACCTCCAGGTGGTACGTGACTCGCAGCGACGTCACGTCAACCCTGGAGGCTTATGAGTCGGTCCAGGCAGGCAACGACATCCTGTTGCCCTCCCAACGCACATTCCGCGCAATGTGGGTCCCGGCCGTGCGACGTCACAACAATGAGTGCGACTGTGGGGAATGCATCGAACACTCAATGTCGATGAGCGGTTACTACCACTACTGACAACCCGCCAGGGGACGGGCAACGTTGCCCGTCCCCTGGACCATCAACCAACCAAACCCTGAAACGAGGAAAACCTGTATGTGCATCTTGTCCTACATTCCGGCCGGTATTGAACCCGACTCTGATGCTTTGTGGAATGGCGGTTTGAGCAATCCCGACGGCCACGGTTGGGCAATTGCAGCTCACGACATCATGTTGGTCGGCAAGTCACTCAACCTGAATGAAGCTCTCGACACTTTCGAGGCCGCGCGCAAGCAACACATGGACGCTCCAGCGTTGTTTCATTCCCGATGGGCAACGCACGGTGCGATCAATGAAGCGAACTGCCATCCGTTCTATATGGGCGGTTCGCGGAAAACCGTGGTCGGACACAACGGAATACTCCCGGGGGACGCTCATCCGTCTGAGAGTGATCCACGGTCGGATACGCGCAAGTTCGCCGATGAGATCCTGTCTACGCGGTTCCGCCGCCTGGACCGCCAGCGTGCGTTCTACGCGATGACCCAATGGGCCGGTCGTGGAAACAAACTGGTGATTCTCACCGTGGATGACCGGTACCGGGAACGTGCCTACCTCGTAAACGAAGAAGCAGGCATCTGGGACACCGAAACAGGTATCTGGCACTCGAATACCGACTACCTGGGGACGCCACGATGGATGACTTCAGGTAAGGGTTACTCGTGGCCAACCACGGTCGGCGGCGCGCGGGTACAGCTGGAAGCCGACGACCCCAAGTGCATGATCTGCAACTGGGGGTACATCAACACCGTTGGATTCTGCGACTCATGCGGAACATGCCAAGACTGCTTTGAATGGCGCGATGACTGCCAGTGCTACGTCAAACAGTCGGACATGGACAACGCGGGGCAATGGTGGTCCGACGACGACGAATACGCGCCGGAGAAACTGTCCGACACCATTGACTTGAGGGCACTCATGGCGCGCATCCAGGCAGAAGAAAAAGGCGAGTACTTGTGATCGGCTCGCTACTGCGCATTGCCGCCGCGACGGGAATCATCGTCGCGGCGGCAATGCCGTCCCACGATGTCCCTCAACTGCCGCCCAGTCTCCCGTTCTGCGCATACCCCAATGGGAACCTCGACGGCCGTCCCTGCATCTACGTGGACCCCGATACCGGCGCGCGACGTCGGGTTGAGTCCACCGACTACCGGCAACCCATGTATCCGCCTTACTTCCAACCACCTGGAGGCACCAAATGACCATCCACATCGCGCTAGGACGAACCGAAACCGGCGAACTGGGAGTGTCCCTTACCGGAGTGCCAAAAGTGCTCACAACGGCCGACGTGCGGCAACTGATCGGACTGCTGTCCACGGCCGCGATGTCAGCCGACGACCGCAACACAACTGAGCGCCGCATCCATCCCAATGCCATCCGCCCGCTGTACGGGCATGACGCCTGGAGGCGAACGTTGCGCCTCGTGACAGACGATATGGAGACGGCACTGTAGCGCCACCCCGCCCCCGCCCACTAGCCGCCCGGTCATTCACGACCGGGCGGTTTTTTCGTGCCTGCACTCAGTAGGGCACTGCTGTCCAGGTGACGTTACATCTACGTGCGGATATGTAACGCATACGCACCACGGCTAACTCACATCCACACCCATGCCCGAAAGTCGCACTGCCGCATGGACATACGGCCGATGCACGAAAACCGTTGTGCGACTGCCACATTCGGGCCGGCTTATACCCTCTGACCTGCGCATATGCGAGCAATCCACACTGCGGCGAACAACGTTGCGCCATAGCGACATTCACGCACGCCCGAAACGCGTTGCACCACACCGACATTCAAACCCGTTGTGCCACATTGCATTTCAGGTTTGCCATCGTGCGAAACCCGTTGCGCCACAAGCGACTTGACAGAATCGAAATCGTATGTGCCGCTTGCGCTTTCGGGTCGGGTGTGGTATCGGATCGGCGGCTGATGGTGTTTGCTGGCGGGCTGGCGGATGTTTGCTGGCGGTTAGCTGGAGGCCCGATGGCGGCCGGCAAAAGCGCTCTGACCTGCGGATATGCCAGCAAATTTGCTGTGGCAACGTTTGCCCTGGGGGGGAGGGGGGTTTGCTGGCTGGGAGGCCGAGCGCGCAGCGC